TAATAAAATGTGTATAATTAGAACTTTTTTTGGAAATGATAAAAAAGAATACTGTCTTAAAAATAATGCTAAAGAAAGTTATTTGATAAGAGAATTTGATACTGATAATTTTTTAAATTTAATCAATAATGATTGGAGCATTTCTTTTCAAGAAGATTTGGCTACAAAAGGAATAGAAAAGCTTATTTGTAATGATAAAAATATATTAAGAAAACAAAAGGTATTAATTTTAAAAAAATGAATTGTCTAATATTAGCCAGAGGAGGAAGCAAAGGAGTTCCTGGTAAAAATATAAAATTATTAAATAATAAACCTCTTATAGCTTATCCGATAGAAGCGGCTATAAAATCCGAATATATAGATAACATTTATGTGTCAACAGATTCCGAAGAGATTGCAAAAATAGCAATGAAATTTGGGGCAAAAATAATAGAGAGGCCGAAAGACTTGGCATCAGACAATTCATTAGATATTGATTCTTTTGTACATGCTGTTAAATATCTGAACGATTATCGAGACATTGTTCAGCTTAGAGCTACTACTCCAATACTAGATCCAAAAATAATAGATAAAGGAATAAATTTTTTCTTAGAAAATGAATTAGAATGTTCTTCTTTAAGATCTGCTCATGAATTTTCAGAATCTGTTTACAAATTTTTTAAACAAGATGGGAAATATTGGACAGGATTTTTTCCAGAATTATCTGGCGAATATTATAATATGCCAAGACAAAGTTTTCCGAAATCGTATCTTCCTAATGGATACATTGATATAGTCAGGCCTAAGATTTTTATGGATAAAAAAACATTTCATGGAGACAAAATATTATCGTTTATAACCCCATACGCAATAGAAGTTGATACAGAGGAAGATTTTAAAAGATTAGAGGCAAAATATTCTAATGATAAGCAAATATAGAAAAATTAATAAAGATTTTAAATTAATTGAAACAAAATATGATAAAGATCGTAAAAAAAATGAACCGTCTTGTATAAGAAATACATTACCAATAATTTGGAATAAAGCTAAGAATTTTGTTGTTTATGACGAAGAAGATAATTCTTGGATAGATATGACATCTGGAATCTTTGTATCAAACGCTGGACATGCTAATAAAAAAATTGGTAAAGCAATAAAAAAACAAATAGATTCTGAGCTTTACTTCTCTTTTCTATATGATACAAAGATAAGAAATGATTTAATTAATAAGATTTTAGATATTTCTCCAAAATACTTTAATAAAGTTGTTTTAGCTAGTACCGGAACAGAAGCTACTGATTTATCTTATAAATTAATAAAATATTGGGCTAAAAATAATAATAAAAAATATATTGTGACATTTAGAGGTAGTTATCATGGTAGAGCTTTAAGTTGCGATTTATTTAGTGGAAATGAAAAAAGCTCTGATTGGGCAAGAGTAACAGATGAAGAGATAGTATTTATTGATTTTCCATACGATCAATCTTCGGAATTTAATCCGAAGGATTTACCGCCAGCAAATGAAATTGCAGCTTTTTTTTTAGAAACATATCAAGGATGGGGAGCTTGGATGTATCCAAAAAAATACATCAAAGAATTATATGACTTTGCTAGACAAAATGGAGCGTTGGTATGTTTTGATGAGATACAATCTGGTTTTTATAGAATGGGCACTCTTTATGGTTATGAAACATATGGAGAATATTTACAACCGGATTTAATTTGCGTTGGTAAAGGTATTACATCATCGCTTCCTTTATCTGCTGTTATAACAAAGAAAGAACTTACTGAGAATAATATTAATATGGGTTTGGGGGGAACACATTCTGGTAATCCATTGTGTTGTGCAGCTGCTATGGCTAATCTAGATTTTTTAACAAATAAAAAGTTTCAAAAAAAATTAGCAAATAATGTTGATATTTTTGAAGAATGTTGTTATAGTTTATTAAATATTGATATAGTAAAGAATATCAATGTTAAAGGTATGGTAGCGGGATTAATTTTTAAAGATGCAGAAATTGCCGACAAAATAGTTTTTGAATGTGTATACAATGGTGTGTTGCCGGTAAGAACATATAAAAATTCAATTAAGTTAGCTCCTCCTCTTACGATTAATAAGGAAGCAATTTTAGAAAGTTTTAACGTTATTAAAGATGCTATAATTAAGGTACAATCAGAATGTTTAGACACGTTGGAATAGTTGTAAAAGATCTAGAAAAGCAATTAAAATTTTATAGGGATTTACTTAGCCTAGAAGTATATTATAGTGAAGTAGAAAAAGGATATTTTTTAGAAAACTTAATAGGCGTAGAAGGAGCTTCGCCCTTAATATATAAGCTTGGAAAAAATAATAAAATTATTGTTGAATTGTTGTTTTTTGGGAATGGAAATGAAGTAGAAAAAAAAATAACAACATATGGTTTAACTCATTTCGCAATTAATGTTGATGATATAGAGAAACTTTATATGCAAATGATAGACAGCGGAATAAAATTTATAAGTGCTCCATTGTTATCAAATGATAAAAAAGTAAAAGTATGTTTTTGCCAAGATTATGAATCAAATTATATAGAATTAGTTGAGGTTTTATAATAAAATGAAATTGGGAATTATTCAAGGTAGATTAAGTGCTCCTGTAAATAACCATATACAAGAATTTCCGTATGAAAAATGGAGAGAAGAATTTAATTTATTAAATAAATTAAATTTAAATCATGTTGAGTGGATAATAACTAAAGATAGCTATAATACAAATCCGTTATTTAATAGTGATCTTAAAAATTTTAAAATTAGTTCAATATGTTGTGATCATATAATTGACGATAAAATCGAAATTTTTTCTTACCTATATGACAATTTATTAAATGTGTGTAAATTTGCTACTAAAAATAACATAAATTATATAAGCATCCCTTTACTAGAACAAAGTAATATGGAGTCGGACACCAGAAGAAATGAATTTATAAAGTCTATATTAAAAATCAAAGAATTAACCGGAGATACTAAATTTATTTTTGAAACAGAGCTAACACCAGAAAAATCTTTAGAAATAGTAAGCTCACATAAAGATTTTTATATTACATATGATACTGGTAATGTTAATTCATATCTAAAAGAACATGAAAAATATATTAAAATTTTGCAACATAAAATTATAAATGTTCATCTTAAAGATAGAACTTTTGATGCCAAAACTGTTATTCCTTTTACTGGTGATACAAATTTTGATCAAATATTTAAATTTTTAAAGGAAATAAATTATAATTCAATGTATACTCTTCAAATAGCAAGAGGAATTACTGGACAAGAAGAAGCGCATATTATATACTACAAAAATAAATTTAAGGAATTACATGATAAATACTTTATTTAATTTGTCTGGTAAAACAGCATTTATAACCGGTGGTGGCGGATTACTTGGACCCAAACATGCAGAAGCAATTATAGAATGTGGAGGTAATGTAATTTTATGTGATATTGATCATAATACAAAATTAGTAGCAGATAATTTGAATAACAAATATAATAGAGAATGTGCTACATTTGTATATGGAGATGTTTGTAATAAGTTATCGATAGAAAAAGCTCTTGAAAGCATAGATAAAATAGATATCTTAATTAATAATGCAGCAAAAGATCCGAAAGTAAAAAAAGATAATAATATTAATGTAGAGACTAGGTTTGAAACAATGTCACAGGAATATTGGCAGGAAGGAATAGACGCCATTATTAATGGAACTTTTATTTGTTCGCAAGCCGTTTGTAATAAGATGCTACAAACAGGAGGAGGAGTTATTTTAAATATTGCATCAGATTTATCAGTAATTGCTCCTGATCAAAGGATTTATAAAAAAGAAAATCTTAAAGATGATCAGCAACCTGTAAAACCAATAACATATTCTGCGGCAAAATATGCAGTAGTTGGAATGACAAAATATCTTGCAGTTTATTTTGCCGATAAAAATATAAGAGTAAACTGTTTAAGCCCAACTGGTGTATATAACGATCACCCAGAAGAATTTGTATCTAAACTTTCTAATATAATTCCAATGAGAAGAATGGCAGATATAGACGAATACAAGGGAGCAGTTGCTTTTATGTGCTCTAATGCCAGTAGTTATATGACTGGACATAATCTTATAATTGATGGTGGAAAGACGGTCTGGTAATGTTAAAATTAGATTACAAACAAATATTAGATAAAAATAAAAATATGCCTGCCTTTGTTTGCGCTCACGGTCCTAGCTTGAAAAAATATGCAAAGATTATAGAAGAAAAACAAGAAGAGGGTTTTATAAGAGTTTCGGTTAATGATTGGTGGAATTTTTTCAAAATGCCCCCAGATTATTGCTGTTTAGCAAACTCTGAATTAACAATAGATAAATATATCAATAGAGATGATACAAAAGATGTTATGTTTTTTTATGCTGATTCTGTTGATGGTACAGGTAGAAAAAAAATAATAGATTCTAAATTAAATGTATTTGGATATGATCAGCGACATTTTAAAAATAAAGATTGTAAATTGATTATTGAGGATTATTTAAGTTTTAAAGATAAAAGCAATTTTTTAGAATATGGAAATAATAATATAATGTGGCACGACGGGAGAGATGCACCAGAAGTGGGATTTGCTGGATTTAACCAGTTTGGATATTGTTGCACGCAAAAAATAACTAATAGACCAACTGTGCAAGAATATTTACAAAAAATTTCTAAAACAAAACAACATTATAGTACCGGAGATACTGTAGCATTACATGCTATTTCTTTTGCAATAATTTTAGGGCTTAATCCAATATATGTATGCGGATTAGATTTAAATTATAAACTTGGCTATGCAAATGGCAATAGTTGTCCATATCAAGATGATGAATGGAATAAATTTAAAAATAATACATTAAATGACTTAAATATACTTAATGAATCTGCAGCAAATAGGGAAATAAAAATTATAAATTTAACTCAAAATCCTTGGTATGGTAATATATTTGAAATTGGAGAAATATGATTATTTATGTTGACATAGACGAAACTATTTGTGAGAATGAAGAAAGTAGGGATTATTCCAAAGCACTTCCAATTAAAGAAAATATAAAAAAAATAAATAAATTATATGACGAAGGTAACACAATAATTTATTGGACAGCCAGAGGAACCACAACTCAAATAGACTGGTCAGAAATTACAAAAAAACAGTTTATTGATTGGGGAGTCAAATATCATGATTTAAAATTTGGAAAGCCATATTATGATTTGTTTGTTTGTGATAAAGCTATAAATTCTAATTTATTTTTCAAAGGAGAAAAATATGCCCATTAATTTTGATATTAAAAAATATTCAAAAAATAAAAAAGTTTATATAGAAACAGGATTTTTTAAAGGAGAATCTACAGAAATAGCATTTAAAGCGAATTTTGAAGAAGTACATAGTTGTGATATAAATGAAGTTTTTTTAGAAGAAGGAAGAAAAAAATTTTCTCATGAAGTTTTAAATAAAAAATTATTTTTGCATTTTGGCAGATCAACTGATGTTCTAGAAAAAATCTTACAAGATTTAAATAACGAAGCAGTTTTTTCTAGATGCTCACGATATAACATATAAAGGAACAGAAACAGAAAAATGGAACGAACAAGATGCTTGTCCCATAATGCTTGAATTAAATTTAATTAAAGAACATAAAATCAAAAATCATACAATAATAATTGATGATATTAGGATGTTTAGCTACGGATGTACACCTGGAACTTGGGCATACGAGAAAAGTATAACTCCAAAGCATTTATATAATAAATTAAAAGAAATAAATAAAAATTACCATATTACACTAGAAGATGGCATTTGCGAAAGAGATGTTATGATTACTTATATAAGAGAATAAAATATGAAAAATTTTTTAATTACCGGCGGTTCTGGCATGGTAGGAAATGCCTTTAAAAATCTCCTACCAAACGCAGAGTATATATCAAAAGAACAACTACATGATTTTTCTTATATCATAAAAGATAAATTTATTATTCATTTAGCAGCTAAAGTCGGAGGCGTAAAAGCTAATACAGATTTTGTTTCAGATTTTTATACGTATAACTCAGAGATAAATCAAAAAGTATTAGATTACGCGAGGATTGGTAAAGCCAAGAAAGTTGTCTCACTTCTTTCTACTTGTGTATACCCAGATGCACTATATGTAACCTATCCCCTTACGGAAAATCAGTTGCACATGGGACCACCACATGAATCGAATTTTGGTTATGCATATGCTAAAAGAATGGTTGATGTTATGTCTAGAGCCTACAGGCAACAGTATGGCTGTAATTTTATAACAGCTATTCCAAATAATCTTTACGGAGAAAATGACAATTTTGATTTAGAAAATAGCCATGTTCTACCAGCTTTGATTCGTAAAATTTGGGAAGCAAAAATAAATAATCAGCACTCAGTTGAGGTTTGGGGCGATGGATCACCCTTGAGAGAGTTTACATATTCAGAGGATATAGTGAAAATTCTCATTTTTCTTCTTGAAAATTATAATGAGTCAGAACCAATTAACATAGGAAATACAGAAGAATACTCCATAAAAGAGGTTGTTCAGTTGTTATGCGAATTATTGAATTATGATGGAAAAATAAATTGGAACATAAACAAACCAAATGGGCAGTATAGAAAGCCAAGTAGTAATAAAAAACTACTTGATTTAGGCTGGGAAAAAGAAAACTATACCTCTCTAAAAGAAGGACTAAAAAAAACTTGTGATTGGTTTATAATAAATTATCCAAATGTAAGAGGAATATGAAGACAGCTTTTATAACGGGCATAACTGGTCAAGATGGTTCATACTTAGCAGAACTATTGCTAAATAAGGGATATAAAATAATAGGTTTAAAAAGAAGAACATCACTTATTTGCACTGACAGAATTGATCATGTGTTTGAAAATTCTAATTTTAAACTCGAATACTTCGATTTAAATGATGTTGGAAGTATTTATCGCTTACTTCTACAGTATAAACCCGATGAATTTTATAATTTGGCTGCTCAATCACATGTTAAAGTGTCGTTTGAGTTGCCAGAAAACACCGTTGACGGTATTGCAATGGGCACCATGCGCCTTCTTGAAGCTGTTAGGAATGTTCATCCAACTTGTAAATTTTATCAAGCATCATCCTCAGAAATGTATGGAGATAATCCAAACTATCCCTATAATGAGGAATCAAGATTTATGCCAGCTTCTCCATATGCGAATGCAAAAGTTTTTGCACATCAGCTCATGAGAAACTACCGAAAATCCTATGGTATGTTTTGCTGTGGTGGTATTCTTTTTAATCACGAATCACCACGTAGAGGCGAAACGTTTGTCACCCGAAAAATTACCATTGGAGCCGCCAAAATCGCCCTAGGAATTGAGAAAGAATTACGATTGGGTAATCTTGACGCTTACAGGGATTGGGGATTTGCGGGGGATTATGTTGAGGCTATGTGGTTGATGCTTCAACAAGAAGAAGCAGATGACTATGTAATAGCAACAGGAAAAACCTATTCAGTTAGAGAATTCTGTAAACTAGTGTTTGAATATGCAAGCTTAGGTGATTATCAAAACTATGTGGTACAAGATCCTAAGTACTTTAGACCACACGAAGTCCCATATCTTCTTGGAAATCCATCTAAGGCAAAAGAAAAACTTGGGTGGGAACCAAAAACAGATATAAAAAATCTTGTAAAAATGATGTATGATGAGGACTTCAATAGGATTAGAAATGAAATACGAATTATGGGAAATGGGTAGTTATGGTACTGGAGATTTCGAGCCATTATTATTAAATGAAAGATTTGATAATTTTATGGACGCATATTTTGCATTTCAAAAATTAATAAAAACCATACCTTGCTGTATTATATTGAACAAAGGAGTATAAAATGAACTACAAAGTAAACGACATAATATACTTTAATGAGCAAGAATATGGCAAAATATTGGAAATTAAGTACAATAAAAAATATTGTTTTGAAGAAATTTTATTTGAAAATTTTATAACAAACAATAATGACATTTGTTATAAAAGAGATCTAAGAATAGATAAAAACAATAAATTACAATATTATCCACAAGGAGATTAAAATGAAATTAGCACCACAAGCACATGCAGCAATTATGATGTGTTTACAAAAATGTATTATGGAAGAAACAGACATTCGCCCACTACTGGACGATCTTGATTTTATTGTCGATGATGATCAACCAGAATTTCTAATTGTTACTAATCCGCCTACTTTTAAAGTAAGCGAAGAAGTAAAAGAAGTAGTTGAAGAAAAGGCATTCCAATGGAAAGAGTAGAAAAACCTTGGGGTTATGAAATAATCTGGGCTAAAACTGATAAATATGTAGGAAAGATTATAAGGATCAATCCAGGACATAGACTGTCTTTACAATATCATGAAAATAAATTAGAGACAATATATGTTAATGAAGGAACGTTAGAATTAATTTTAAAAAATAATAATGATATTTTTTCTAATATTTTAACAAAGGGGGAATCTTATCATATTCCAAATAAAATGATTCATAGATTTTCTTGTCCTGCTTGGTGCTCTAACGGAGTAGAGCTGATAGAAGTATCAACACCAGAATTAAATGATGTTATCAGATTAGAAGATAGTTATGGAAGGTCATGATGCCAGCTTACGATTATAAATGTGATTCTTGTCAAAAAGAATGGGTAGAAATTCATGGTTTTGATGAAAAGCCAGAAAAATGCCCATTTTGCGAAACAGGTGGATTTAAAAAAATTTATAAGTACACAGAAACAATAAACAAGCTTCAAGAAGCAATGCAAAATAAAACTGGTCAAAAAACCAGAGAATTTATTGAGCAGGCAAGACAGGATCTAAAAGAACATAAGGCAGAACAAAAAAGATGATTTATTTTTTATTTGCAGTATCAACAATATTAAATGGATTTCTGGTTTGGTATTGTTATAATTTACTAAAAGACAGAGTCGCCTTAGTTGAATTATTTAAAGAGTTTAATCCTCTAATTAAAAAATACGAAGAGCATCTAACCTCTTTAACTAAAATGGAAATGTATTTTGGAGAACCAACTATTATGGCTCTTTTGGATCACACAAAAGAATTGAATAAAACACTAGACATTCTAGTTGAATCAATAGAGGTGGAAGAAGACGAGGATGACGAAAAAGAATAATTATTATTTTACACAAGTTCACGAAGATGCCATTATCAAATATGCTCTATCTGGCGACAGGATGGAGAGAACTAAGTTATACGTTCAGTTTATTCAACCAGCATTTGACGAAATGGTAGATAAAATTATCTTCACCTATAAATTTAATACACTACCAAACATAGATCAACTTCGTGATGAGTGTAAAATATGGCTTACTACAATCCTCGATAAATATGACACATCAAAAGGTTCTAAAGCATTTTCTTATTATTCAGTTATTACAAAAAACTGGTTTATTCAAAATGTAAAAAAGACCAACAAAGAAAGAAAAAGAGAATTAACAATTGAAGATGCTGAGAAAGAGATAGACGAAGAAACAGACACAATACCAAATGATTATGAAGGAACAAGAGAAAACGACGAGTTTTGGTCTCATTTTATGAATGAAATTAACTCATGGGAAAAATTAGACCTTAGAGAAAATGAAAGAAAAGTTTTAAATGCCATAATCCAAATATTTAATAACATAGATAATATAGAAATTTTTAATAAGAAGGCTATTTATTTATATATAAGAGAAATCACTGGACTAAACACAAAACAAGTTGTAAGTGGATTGTCTGGTATAAAATCAAAATATAGAGTCTTTAAGGAAGAATGGGACGATGGCGAAATCTAAACTAACAGATGCAGAATTATTAGAAGAAGCAATAACAAACATTAGAGAAGATCGTGGATTAACCTATGAATTGATCAACGAGCTTCGAGCAGACTTAGTAGCGGCTAGAGTTTCACATAAAGAAGTTGGATTCACTGCTGCTAAATATATGGAAACCTTGCAAAGATCAAATGAACAATTAATCAAAGCAGTTGCCATAATGAAAAAAGAAAAAACAGCAAGCGAATCCCTTAGCATATCAGATGAAGAAGTTGACGAGATACTAGATATTATTAAGGGGTAATAATGAATGGCAGACATTAATTCTTCGCCAAATAATTTAGCTGGAAATGTGGTTCTTGAGAGAGCTGCTGTTATCCCTGTTTCTAGAGAAGCCTTATTAAATCAATATTTAAGAGATTTAACAGTACCAAACATAGATAGTAAAAGAACTTTTTATAAAGGTTTGGTGACTTTTATTGTAGACGAAAATAGTAGTGAATTTAGACTAGATGACATATTTTTGGATGCAATTGCAGAACAAGATAGAAATTCTAATACTAATACTACAAAAAATAACAAAAAACTACTATTTGTTCATATACCATTCTTTACAACAAGTAGTAGAATAAATACAACAGAGATATCAAATTATGATAACTTTAATAAACTAAAAGTCTTTTACAACGAAGATAAACCAATAAAAGTTGGAGATATAGCACTAATAGAATTTGAAACAAAACAAAATTTTTTGTTTCCAATAGTAAAACAAATAATACCATCAGAAACAGCATTTAAACCTGGAAATACAGAAATATCATTAACCGCTTTTCAAGATGTACAACCATATCCCTCTTTAAATATATCCCCTCCTGAGTCACAAGATCAAATACAAAAAAAAGAAATAACTCGTCCAGGTGGTGGGTATAGTGATGCTTTAAAAGAAATAGAAAAAGTTTTTCAATCAGATTTTATAGAATATTACACAGAATTACTTCAAGATCCAGACAAAAAAGTTAAAATTAATTTAAAAATTGAAAAAGTTACTGCTCTTGAAGAATTATATAATTATTTAACAAGTTTACCAATAACAACAAATTATCAAATTATTCCGGAAAACGATCCAACAAAAAAAGATTATTTAGTATATATTTATGCTTCTTCACAGACAGAAAACATAAATAATGTTGGATTTACTAATGGGTTTTTTAATTATATAAAACAATATTTTTCTTCTACTTTAAAGTTTAGTATAAATCCGATATCTTTTGGAGATGATTTTAGGTTTTCTTTAGATGTAAATTTAAACGAATTAAACGGTTCTAGTAAAACTTTAAATAATTATTTAGAAATTTCAAAACAAACTTCTCTAGATGTTCAAAAAAATTATGTGTTTGAAAATATACCGCAAAAATCTATTCCGGGAATAATTACTGATAACACAGGTATAGCGTAAAATATAGGAATTTTATATGTCCGTAATTAATACTTCAAATGTTGATTCTTTAGTTTTTCAGATGCAATCTATAGAGGCTGCATTAAAACAAAATATAGAGCAACAAAAAAAGACGGTAGAAAATTTTGTTAGAGCGCAAAAAGATAAAATTAAATCTTCAGAAAATTTAAGCAAAAAATTAGCAGAAGGATCAATTTTACCAGAAGAATATCAAAAAAAGATAAAAGAAGTAGATGATAACTTAAATCAAATTTATCATCGCAGTCCGACACCGGATGTTCAAAAAGGTAAAAACGGCAGTATTGTTGCCAAACATAAAAATAAATTAGGTTTTATTTTTATTGGAGATACATTAAATGCAGAAGAAAATGATTTATTTAATGTAAATTCTCCTAAAATAACTCTTGCCGTTGGTGGCGCACTAGAGACCTCTTTCAATCCATTTAAAAACAATCCTGCATTTGTTGACCCTAGAGAAGAATTTATACCACAAGCATCGGCACAAATACATCTCATTTCCAGTTCGGATATAGACGTGGAAGGAATAGCCGCTCAATCTGCGTTTAGAAACAAATCTGCTGTAAAAATTAGATCAGATGTGCTAGATTTTTCCGCCAATCAAGCAGTAATAATAAGAAGTTTAAACACTCCCTATATTGCTGGAGTTAGATCGTATTCTCCTGGCGGTGTTCATATAGTTTCTGGAAAGGGAGAAGGGTCAAATTTTAAAGAACCAGAACCAATGGTTTTAGGAACATCTTTAAATTTTGTTTTAAATGATATTATGAAATTAATTGGAGATATAATATCTGTAATTAAAGATATAAATACTGGAATAATTTCACTAAAAACGGTTTTATCTTTACACACACACATAGTTCCACTACCAACTCCAATACCAACAGCACCCTCTGTAGAATTAGTGACTCACAACACTACAACTGCTATTACAGAAGATCTGTTGAATACTGGAAATTTATATTCAATTTTGTTTAATGCAGAACTTTTAAAGTTAAATGATTTAATGGAAATGTCTCCAAAATCTTTTACAAGCAAATTTAATAGGGTAAATTAATGGCAAGACAAATTCCTTTGAGCGAAATAAGGCAGTATACTTCTAGAAGTAACGTAAATACTTGGTTGCCAAGTATTAGTGGTAATTTAGTTAATTTTGCAAAAACTTTTACTTTGAACGGCGAAAATTATAATGGAGCAAGCAGTTTAGGAGAAATTAATTCAAATACAATATTTGGAAAAGGTAAAGATGAACTTGGAAAAACATATGACAATACTAAAGTATTAGAAGAAAATTTACTTAAATTTTATTTAACATTGTATTGCCTACTGCAAGATCCATTAAAAAACCAGAAATTTGCTGGACCTTCAATAGAAGGAACTGCAACAGTCAAAAACGATCGTCTTTTTACAAAAGATTTACAAAATTTATTTTTTAATTTACAAACATATAATACAAATCTAATAACTCCAAACACAGAAATAGCGAAAAAAATATCAAGATCTATTACATGTGATGCAGTTAGATATTACAAAAAAGATTTGGTTGGCGATGTTGATCCTATTCAAGATCAAGTTAAATTTACAAATTTAATTAAATTTGCTCAAAAACTAAATGGAAATTATCAAAAGAATGTTGCAGGAGTTTTAGGAAAAGTTACTTACGATAGTATTATTAAACATACTTTATATTCATTATTAAAACAAAATAATTTTATAAAAGATTTAGAATCAACTGATGCTTGGACAGTTAAAGCTTCAAAGGTACAACCAACAAAAACAGATATTTTTGTTGACGTTGCAGGTGGACCTTATTTAAGAGCGTTTCCAGTTGCTTGTGTGGTTTTTAACGATACTTCTGGTAAAACTTTGAATGAATTATTGCCAACAGCAAATAATTTAGTTGGACAAGCTTTTGGGAGAAAATTAGACGGGACAAATCAATTAGTTACAACAATAATTGATAAAGAAAAAAATTTCCTAGAAGTTCAAAATAGAGCAACAGGTTCCTCACTTTACTGTATTGTTTATGACTTAATAAAAGTATTGGTTTTAGATCCAATTCCAGAAGAAAACATCTTTTTAGATTTAATAAAAATAGGTCTTTCGCTATTAAGTCGTAAAGGCTTTACACAAAAATATAAATTTACTAAAGACAGTCTATTTAAACAAATAAGTGAAATTAAAAATTATTTAAATGCTAATTTTACTAATTTAGATAATAATAAATATAACATCTTATATCAAAATAAACATAATCTAGAAACATCATATATTTTAAAAGATGCCATAGAATCAATAAAACCAAAAACAGCAAAAGAATTTTCTGTTCAAATACAAAATCTAGGTAATTCATTAGAAAATGTTTATCAACAAATCTTGCAAAGTGTTAATACAGATGCCTTTTATCTACATTTTGACACTTTTTATAATTTGCTGGCGGTAACAGCCGACAAACAAATAACAGCATCTACACAATCTCCTCCTGCTGATGGACCATTTGTCTTAGAAGAATACTCGGCTAAAGGATTGGAATCTGATCTAATAAAAACATTTTTTCAAAATTCAAACACATTACCAAAGTATGGAGATAAAGACCTTTATGAGTTTAATCCAATCATTGCTCAAACACAAAAAATTATTTCTATAACTGATTCTTTTATTTCTGAATTTTATGGAATTTTAGACGATCAAGAGTCTTTATTATTATATGATACTGATGAAAATTCTACAGTTGATGATGTTAAGACAATTTTAAATATAAATTTATTAAAATTAATTGATGATAGAACGGGTGGGAAATATAAATTAAGTAAAAGTAATTATATTTCTAAAGATGCTCAAGGAAAGGTAAATACAGTTTCTTTGCCCCCTAGTATCAATAAATTAGATATAAATACTTTAAACTATTCTTTTGACTCTGTCGGAATTCCAAAAATAAAATTACAAACTTTAAGTCACTTTTTGTTCACTGATTTAATTACAAACCCAAAAGAAGATGATTTTATAAAACTAATTTATTATCCAAGATTAAAGTTGTCTACTAGCACATCGTTACCTACTGATGAAACAGATAGAAGAAAATCCGAACCACCAGAAGATAAACGAGAAAGAAGTGGTTTGGAAGGTATACCAATACCAAAATTAGATGATGTGCTAAATCCAAAAGAAAAAAATAGAGATTTCTTAATAAATAATATTATCACTAGCGAACTAGCATGTTATGAAGACATTGCTGAGAGTATAGATGCTTTAGTAAATTCTGATTTTTCACCAGAGGAAAAAATCTCTAAAGTTTTTAAAGTAATATATAACATAGGATTTCCGTTTCTATTGGCAACAGTTTCACAAATAATATCTTCTAAGTTATCAGAATTGCTAAAAGACGGGGAGACAATAGATCCAGATCTTCTTGCTTGCGTAAATAAAGATCTAGATAAAGTTAAAAAAACAATTATAAATTATGCTGATCTTCTAGCAAACCTAGATAATGCAGAACAATTAGCAGGTTTATTTTTACAAGAAATTCCAGACATACCACAGATCCCAAATATACCATATTTATTAACTTTTGATTCAGAAGAGGAATTAAAAAGAAAAGTTATTCAATATGTTATAGATGGAGTAATGCAATTCTTGTCTGGGGCAATTAAAAAAGTTTTAAAGAATTTTATTGATATTTGTAATGCTGATAGTTATTTGTTTGCATTTTTACAAAGCGCCTTTGATTTAGGAGAGGATACTGGTAAAAAACTTAGTTCTCCAACTCCATCGGGCATGGTTGCAGGCAATATAAGCCCAGTCTATATACCAGTATCTATAACCGACATAAATGACTTGATAGATAAAAGTGGCATTGAGACAAAAGAGTTTGTTTATGAAGCTTTTAGAAAAACATTTTTTGTTAATAAAACAGAATATGGCGATCAAGAAATCTCTATATTCTTTTCAAAGATTAGTGAAGTTGTAGATGCTGGAGAAATGGCATCATTATTAAAAGGAACATCTAGTATTGAAACGAGAAATGTTGTTCTAGGTTTTATAAAAAATTATCTTGTTTCTTCATCTGGTGTTGGTAAATTTTATCTTGTAATTTCTGATGATCAAGGCATACAATTATTGTTTTCTTTTCTATCACAATATATAAATTATAGATTGTGTTATGAACAACTTAGTAAATCAATAGCAAATTTCACTCCAACAGTTTGTTTTAATCCAAATTCAAAATTTGATGAGTATAACAAAATTTTTAACGAAGATGCTATTGAACAAGAAAAAAACAACTTGTTAAGATCATTAGATGATTTATGTTCTACAAAATTACCTGATGTTTTTGATTTACTTGATAATGGACCAACTGTTGTAACAAAGAATTTTATAAAAACAATTGTAAATGCAGTAAGTGTTGCGACATCTTATAAGCCACAAATATTGTCTGTAGGACCGCAACCAGTAACTCCTCAATCAATATATGATTCTGCTCTTTTGTTAGAAGAAGGACAAAATACACTAAATTTAATAAAAAAATTAAAAGAAAAATCAAGTTATATATTGAACCAAGCGTTTAGGATTGGTATGTCATTTACTGATTATAATTTTCTTATTACATATCCAGGAGGACAAGTTGCAGGAGTGACTTATAATGATTATCCAGAACCAACAATAAAAGATAATAAAATTATAGCAGTTCAATCCCCAACGGCAAGATTTTTTCAGAGAATTGGTTATGAAAATAATATTACTACAACAAAATATGTTGATTTTGAAAATGAATATGAATTTACTAAAAATTTTGTAACTCAATTTTTAGATGCTGTAAAATGGAAAAACATAGAAAAACCAGCATATCAAAATAATCCAACGCTTTCTCTTTATAATGAAAAAATTTCTGATAATTTTATTTTTGATGAGTATTTTGCAAAACAATCTAAAGTTCCAGAAAATGTTGCAAAACTATGGAAAACTGTTAGAAAAGAAGGAATTTTAAACTATACGAACATATCTAATGAAAAATATCAAGAAAATATTTTTATCTCTGAATTATTATGGCTTTATTATTTATATCTACTATCTAATTTTCATCAACCATTTATCGATGAAGTTAATAAATCAGTCGGTTCAGAAGAAGAAGACAATACAATAAAACAATTATTTAAAGTAGTAAAAGAAACTCCATCTTTGGAACAATATTATATTTTCTCCGCAAAAATTTATGAAATGGCATATCAATTAGAGCAAGAATTATTAGGAGACAGCACTATAATAGATGAAGATTTGAAACCTTGGTTAAATTTAGAAATTAACAAATTCCCACTATATGCGATTAATCGTGGTAATTATAGTGAAGAAATAAAAACATATGTTAAAAATCTTGGTAACTATGCAATTAAAACAGACATGGGAGCGATAGATGGATATTTAAAAGAATATGAAATTTTTAGAAAAACAGATACAAGAATATACGACTCAATATCTCCAGGAGTACCTGTTTCAGATCCAAATTTGATAATAAACTTTATTGAGGAAGAATAAGAAGGATTTAATATGCTTGGTTATGGATTAGCAAATTCTTATACGCAAAAATTTTCAGTAGAAAATATAGTATATTCTTTTTTAAATCGATGTATTATTTCAAATCTAACGTATTTGTTAGGAATTAAAATTATTATTAATAGAAATATAAATCCAGATGTTTTATTCTTATCTGATCTTCTAAAGCCGAACATAGAAAGCCTTGATGAATATCAAATTTATGTTGATGAATTATATAATTTATTTATAGAGGAAGAATATCATCTAACAAGAGCAATAGAAGTTGACAACACAAATCTAGAGATAGATTATCAAAAAGAATTATATAAATATTTAATGTCTTCAAACGTCATAAACAACAAAGATTATAATTTTGATAAAAAATTAAAAGAAGAAGTAATATTAGAAGGTGAAAATAATTTAAAAAAAATATTTAAAAACGTTTTACTACTATATTTAAACAGCTCCATACCTTTAACTGGAAACTCACCAGAAGTTAATAATCTTCTTAATAACGAAGGATCATCTTTATTTATAAGACCAGATCTTGAATTTGTTTTACCACTAGTATTTACAAGATATAGGAAGGATTTATTACTACTTAAATCAAGTGGGTTTTTTAATTTTTATGATAAAAATAAATTTTTAGATATAAGAAATAATTACTTAGAGATTCTAAAAAGACAAGTAAGTGGTCTGGGCGGGCAAAGGATTATATAAAATGGCGCAAGGAATATCAGTTTCACTACCTCTTTTTTATGATAAGCAAGATGGACCATTTAAATTAAATAAAACAATACAAGAATCGGTCAAACAGAATTTTAAAAATTTAATTCTTACAAACAAAGGGGAAAGAATAATGGATCCTCTGTTTGGAGTTGGTATTTATTCTTATTTGTTTGAAAATTATTCACAAGCAACTCAATCCATAATTAATGCAGAAGTGGTATCACAAGTAAATAAATATTTACCATTTATTACAATACAACAACTTTTATTAAATGAAACCTCGACAAATTTAAATCAATTTTATATTTATATAAAGTACTCTATAAATTCTTTAGATGTATTGGACGAACTTAGTTTTGTCGTAACAAGATAGTGAGAAACAAATATGATTAAAACTAAACCACCTATTTCTTATACAAGCAGAGATTTTGCTTCTATCAGAAATGATTTAATAAATTATGTAAAGGTATATTACCCAGATACATATAAAGATTTCAACGAAGCGTCTTTCGGAGCTTTGATGGTCGATATGGTTGCATATGTTGGCGATATTTTGTCATATTATGTTGATTATCAGACAAATGAATCTTTTATAGAAACAGCAATAGAGAGAAATAATCTTATAAAAATTGCCAAACAAATGGGATACAAATTTACTGGATCCCCTTCCTCTACTGGTATTTCTGCATTTTATGTTTCTGTTCCTGCTTTGGCAAATGGTGGTGGAGAAAATACAGATCTAATACCTGTCTTGAAAAAAGGTACTTTATTAGGATCGGATTCTGGAGCATCTTTTATATTGGCAGAAGATCTAGATTTTTCAAATCCAAAAGCGGAAAAGAAAGTAATAAAAGAAACTGCAAACAGCAATCCAACTGGTTATGCTTACAAAATGTATGGCAAAATAATCTCTGGTGAGGTTAGACAAAAGCAAATTGTTATTGGAGATTATGAAAAATTTTTAAAATTACAAATTGATGATGAAAGAATATCAGAAGTTATTAGTGTTTACGATTCTGTTGGTAATGAATACTATGAAGTAGATTATTTAACACAAGACACAATATATAGAGAAATTAAAAATACTTCCTCAGATTCAATAAATGCTCCATTTTTTTTGAAAGAATTTCAAACATTTAGAAAGTTTGTTACTGAATTTGATGAAGATGGAAATTGTTATTTACAATTTGGATTTGGATCGGAAACAGAGTTTGTAGAAAACAATTTTCCAGATCCAAGCGACGTATCTTTACAACTATTTGGAAAAAACTATTATACAGATAGTTTATTTGATCCAAACGTAATATCAACAACAGAAACACTAGGAATATCTCCAGCAAATACAACTTTAACAATTGTATACAGAGTCAATACAAGTGATACAGTTAATGCAGCGGTTTCTACTGTTAATGTTGTTGTGGATCCTGTATTAAGTTTTCAAACAAACAATTATTCACAAACGGAAGCGTCTTCTTTGTTGCTAGGTCTAGAAGTTGATAACGAAGAACCGATTGTTGGGTCAGCAGAAATTGTAAGTAATCAGGAAATAAGATTAAGAGCGTATGGAGCTTTTGCAACTCAAAATAGAGCAGTTACAAAACAAGATTATGTTTCAATAGCATATAGAATGCCTTCTAAGTTTGGAACAGTTAAAAGAGTTTCTTTGGTGCAGGACTTAGATTCCTCCAAAAGAAATCTTAATCTTTATATCGTTTCTGTAACTTCTGATAATGAATTAACTTTAGCTACTGACACTATAAAACAAAATCTTAAAACGTGGATTTCTAAGTATAAAATGTTAAACGATACAGTGGACATTCTTGATGCCACAATTATAAATATAGGTATTAATTTTGAAATAATCACAGAACTTACAAAAGACTCTACGATTATATTAAATGATTGCCTAACAAAGTTAAAAGAAATGTTTACAGAAAAAATGAATATTGGTGAACCACTTTATTTAACAGAAATTTATAAAACATTAAATGCTGTTCCTGGAGTCGTTGATACAAAATCCGTATCCGTTTTCCAAAAAACAGGATCTGGATATAGTTCATCTCAGTTCCCAATATTTGATAATTTATCAAAGGACGGAAGATATCTGTCAGTACCAGAAAATGTAATATTAGAGATTAAGAGTCTTGATGATGATATTACTGGAGTAACATTATAATGAGCATTAGAAGATATATAGCAAACTCAGATAATACCATAACAAATGCTTTCGAAGCAGATCTTACTACTCGCGGTACAGGGTCAAACATGGGAGCTTCTGATATTCTTGAAGTGTTTACCATCTACGGGCAAACAAGCGGCGCTTCTGGTTATACGAGAGAGGAATCAAGAATTTTAATTAATTTTCCAATCTCAACAATTTCTTCGGATAGAACATCTAAATATATACCTGCTTCTGGTTCTGTGAGTTTTTTCTTAAAACTATACAATGCTATACATACATCCACAACTCCAACTAATTTTACTTTAAAAGTTGCCCCAGTTTCTGCTTCTTGGACTGAAGGCTTTGGTCTTGATATGGATGAGTATCAGGACCTTGGAGTATCAAATTGGATTTCTGCTTCTTTGACTTCTGGTTGGACTAATCAAGGTGGAGATTTTTTAACCGGTTCTGGGGCCTCTACTGGCTCTCAAACATTTGTTCTTGGAACTGAAGATTTAGATGTTGATATTACTGCTCAAGTTGAAAAATGGATCGCAGGAACAACTGGTTCATACGGACTCGCGGTTTATCTAGATCCAGTACAAGCTACAGAGGCAAGATCATATTATACTAAAAAGTTCTTCGCAAGAACAAGTGAATTTCAATTATGGAGACCACACATAGAAGCAAGATGGAATTCTCAAATTGCAGACGATCGTGGTAATTTCTATATAAGCAGTTCTTTACTATCCACAGAAAATGTAAATACAGTATATCTTTACAACTATAGAAACGGAAAAGCAACAGATATTCCATCAATAGGAACTGGAAATGTTTATGTAAAAATCTATGAAACTCTTGGTGGTTCTGCTTCCTCTATGCCAGTTGCTGGTGGTGTTTCTGCGGGCAATACGTCGGTTGTAACGGGCGGTTGGGTTTCTACCGGTGTCTACTCCGCCTCGTTTGCTTACACGGGTTCTGCGTCAACAATTTACGATGTATGGCAGAATCAAGCTGGTACAACTCTGTTTCACACAGGTACAATTTATCCAATAACTTACAATGCCTCTGGGGACTCGGATATACCAAATTATGTATTAAAAGTCACAAATGCTCAACAAAAATATTATCAAAATGACAAGCCAAGACTAAGATTATTTGTTAGACAAAGGGATTGGAGTCCGACAATATATAATGTCGCTTCTACAGAAATAGAGTCTACAATAATCGAAAAAGCTTACTACCGCCTATTTAGAGTACAGGACAATTTTGATGTTGTCCCATATGGAACAGGAAGTACACAACACACTCTCCTGTCTTTTGATGTAAGCGGAAACTACTTTGATTTTGATATGTCTATTCTAGAAAAAGGATATATGTACGGTTTCAAATTTGCTTTTGACTTACAGCAAAATGGTCAAATAGAAGAACAACCATATATCTTTAAATTTAGAGTAGAAGAATAATGAGTATAAAAGACCTCTGGCAAAAACAAAAAGAAAACAAACTTTCTGTAAAAACAATTAATTCACAGAATTCTCAAGAATTCTTTAATGAAGTTGAATCACCAGATTATGTAACTCAATATCAAAAAAGCATTAATTTATATCTCCAAGATGTTAATTTTGCTACAGCATCAAACTTTGCAAGATTTGGATCGGCAAGAAAATATTATGAAAATTTAACTACAAGAATAACAGAAACATATACTGGCAAAGATGTTTATTATCCATATGATGGATCAAAAGCAAAACAATTAGAATTTGAAAATAATTTAAATCCATATGAAAAATATATATTTCTTTACGAGTATCCAAGATCAACTGGATATGTTGAGTTCGGTAGAACGTGGGATGCGGTAGGGTCAGGGGTCAGTGGATTCGGCGCAACAAATACACCAGAGTATATTAAATTTTTTAATCAAAATAACGATAATATATACGATCCAGACAATGGACTTAGAGAAAATACTAGATTTATTCCAGAATCTGGAAGTACAATAGAATTTTGGATGAAAAAAAATGCTTTTCCAAATTCAGCGACACAAACTGCTAAAGAATGTATTTTTTATACAAAAACATATGATTCTGATAAACTTTTAATAATTTATATAGATCAAGCGGTTAATACAGGTTCTTTTGTTATAAATTATAAATATTCTAATCTTGGAACTTCAGATCTAATTTATGTATCAAGCAGTCTTTCTACTCTTGCTGATTCTAATTGGCATCATCATGCTTTCGTATTTAGTACCTCTTCTGGAAAAACTAGCATAGATTATTATTTAGATGGTGTTTATAGGAATACAAATTCTACTTCAACTACTTCTTTAACTTACAGTTTAACAGGATCATGCCTCAACGCGATCGGTGCGTTAGGCGGTAAGATAACTTCTGCTGGATCTGATTTGATTGGGTATGGTAAATTATCTGGATCAATTGATGAATTTAGATTTTGGAATACAAAAAGAAATGCAAAACAAATTGGTTTAAATTATTTTACTACTATTGGTGGCGGAAATAATGTAATTAATAATTCTAGTATTGGAATATATTACAAATTTAATGAAGGAATATATGGAGATTCTTCTGTGGATTCCGTGATTTTAGATTATGCAGGTGGAAATTGTAACGGACAATTTGTGGGTTATAATTCTAACTCTAGAAACACAGGTTCTGCCATAACTTCTACTCAAGATAACCCAGAACTTGGAACTCCCATATTGAGATATGGTGATCCGTTGGTTCAAACATTTTTAACAGAAAAATTGTATTATGCTGATGAACATGATTTTACAAATAATTTTATGTTAAAAAACTCAATCCCATCATGGATCCTAGATCAGGATAATGATAATGGTGGAACATTAGTTAATTTTCTTCAAACAATTGCAAGTTATTTAGATACTTTATATCTTCAAATAAAAACACAAAAAGATCTAAAAAATAAAGATTATTTAAATTACGAAGGTAAGGCTCCACCCTTTTCAGATTTATTGCTAACATCGGCAGGGTTTGATTTACCATCTCTATTTTTAAATACAGATATTGTACAATCTTTACTAAATCAAGATTCTAAAAAAACATACAACGAAAGTATAAATGATTTGAAAAATATTATTTATAAAAACATATATAATAATTTGGAATTGTTATATAAATCAAAAGGAACAGAAAATTCTATAAAGCAATTGATTAAAAATTTTGGTGTAAATCAAGATATTTTTTCATTAAATATTTATTCTAACAATACTCAATATGAGTTAGAAAATAATTTTGTTAATAAATCAATTAAAAAAGATTATATAGATTTTACACCATTTTCTTCTTCGATAAATTCAACCGCAGTCGTCTACCAAATAAATACAGAGTCCGGTACTTCTCCATTTATAACTGGTACACTAAATAATCAATTGTCTTTTACTGCAGAGTGTGATGTTGTTATACCAAGTTTCCCTAAAAATTATGATTATTTACAATATAAAACATTAACTTGGAATACTTCCTCCGTATTTGGCATTAGAACCGCTGGACCAGGAACAGTAGGACTAGGTGGAATAACATATGATACAATTGTACCATCTGGGGACCCTGCTGGATTAAAGGTTAGGTTTATCTACAGAGATAACAAAGGATATTTTTCTTTAAATTATCCTTCCGCAAGTGTAACATTAACTTCATCTATTTTTGAAGATATAACAACAGATCAACATTGGAATTTATCTGTAAGATTAAAACCAGTTTATACTGGAAGTAGTTATGTATTAGAGTTTGCTGGTTATTCTAATTTTGTTTCAGATAATTTTAGATCCTTTTCTGTTTCCTCTAGTTTACCATCTACGAGTGGTTCTTTGTTACTCTCGACAAGCAAAAGACTTTATGTTGGAGCAGAAAGAGATGATGTGACAGGATCTTTGGTATATAAATCTTTAATAAAAGGTTTGTCTGCTAAATACTGGGCAGATTATTTAACAGCGGAAGAACTAAAAGAACACGCAAAGAATCCAAACAATTATGGTCGTTTACAACCATATGAACCATACACATTAGCAACCTCAAGTTATATTCCAAAATCCGAAACACTTTTGTTACACTGGGATTTTACAAATGTTACTTCCAGTAATTCAAATGGAAATATAAATTTAATTTATGATTTAACAAGTGGAAATACTTTTGGAAATTCATACGCCAATACTCCGTTAGAATATTTAGTTGGGAGAAGATATGACGGAAAAGGTTATGGTTTTAACCCCAGTTCAACAATTAAAAATTATGAATTAGTATATTCTTCCGAGCAACAATCACCAGAAAATGTTTATTCCAATCAATTAGTTAATATTCTAGCAACCGATGATGATTATTATACAACTGCAATAAGACCACAAAAATATTTTTTCTCTTTAGAAAACAGTATGTATGATGTAATATCAAAGAACATGTTAAATATGTTTGCATCAATTGTAGAATTTAATAATTTTATTGGTGAGCCTGGAAATTTGTATAAAGCACAATATTCAAAACTTAAATTTTTCAGAAAAATATTCTTTGATAAAGCTTCAAACACACCAGATTTAGATAAGTATGTTGGTATTTATAAATGGCTTGATGATGCATTAGATAGTATTTTGTTTAATTTAATACCCGCTTCTGCAAACGCTAATGATAAAATTAGAACAATGGTGGAGAATCACGTTCTAGAAAGAAGCAAAATTCAATTGCATTTACTGCCAGACGAAGGAACAAATATTGTAGGAGGCAATACTCCAAATCCTGGTAATGCTAATGCGGTATTGCCTCCTCCCGGTTCCTCAATTAATATAACTCCGCTTCCTCCAATTTTTTTACCAGAGATTCCAATACCAGGAAAGCAACCTAAAAAGAGAGGATATGCCCAACCAAAAAATAAAAAGATTGATTATGTAGATGTTAGTGGATTGATACCTGCAGAAGGTTCATTCATAACTCTATATGAAATTCCATCATCTTTTATATCATATTTGTCCTTTAATAAAAGAACGAGAGAGCAGAAAAAAACTATATCAGCTAGAATAGGAAGAGGAAGATGAAAAAGTTTGTTTTTAGAAGCAATAAATATAACGTCACTCATCAAGACCTTCAAAGAGGAATTGAGGATCGTGGGTATATAGATTCAAATCCTATTACCGATAGTGAGACAAACCCTTTAAGTAAATGGAAAAAATATCAAGGCGAGAGAGACGATACAAATTTGTTTGTTTCTTCTAGCAACAATATTTCAAGAATTCAAATCCATCAAGCAATAAATAGATTGTATGATAGTTTGGAGTTTGGTCAAGTTAATGTAAGTGTAGATGTTGATCCAACATATAAGGTTGGATACAATTATAATAAACAAAAGTTTTTTAATTATGTTGAAGAGTATTTAGTTCAAAACCCATCAGAAACTTTGGCATTTGTAAAAGATCCTCAGCAATTTTTAGTAACTATTCCAGGATTAAATGTTAAAAATATTCTTGTTTATCAAGGTGGAAGTAACAAAACAAATACAACACTTCCTTTTTTAAAAACAAACACTGGAGACATTGTTGGTCATCATAAAGATGGACAATTTGAGAGAGGTTTACAAGGACCATTTACAGAAGCAAATGTTGGTGGTTACAAACATAGACACCAGAGAGTTGGCAACACAACTGATAGACCAGAAAGATTTAAAATAACAGATGACGGTACAACAATTACTTTTTCCTCCCCTATTAGCGGAAATACAAACGCTCCATATGCTAGATTTAGTAGAGAAGGATTTACAAAATCTGTTGTTAATATTGCCAATATAAGAGCAACAGGATCCTTCGCTTTGGGAAATTTTCAAAGAAACTATGAAGTAGTCAGCGGGCTACATAGAAGAGCACAAAACCTAGCATTAGTTGATCGTCCACAAAACTTTCAACAAAGAGCAATAGAAAATCCTCTTTTAACAGGATCTTCTGATTATGCTATACCAGATAGAACCTTATTGGATGGAACTTATAATAAAACAGTTTTTGTGAACAAGTTTGGAGCGCCAGGAGATTCAAAATCATCTACTCCAATTCATATGGATTTTGATTCGGAAGAATATTCAGTATATAACACGGTTAATTATAGAAATATATCTGGAAGATTGTTTTTAAAGAAGAATTTGTCAACTGGTTCATATTTTGGAGGATATATATCTGGTTCTTATGGAATTACAACCTCCTATAATAAAACGCAGAGAAACAATAGAAGAATACCAATTTCCGGTACAACACAATTTAAGTTAAGACCAGATAATACATTTTTTAGTTACGGAATTCCCGCAAGAGATGGTGGATATTCTTGGATATTAAATTATACAACAGGCGGAAATAATCCAGGACTTTATATAAATGGAGTTGATAATGATATAAACTTCATTACATCGTCAATTGATGGGAATTATTTTACAAATCTGTCAAGTAGTTATGTAACTTTTACAACATCTTCTGTTTCTTTAAATACTTCAACTAATAATGTTTTAAGGAAGTTTAATGTTCAATTTAGTGGAATGTGGAAATTTACTCCAAAAAAACAATTATCGCAAAATTATAATCCAATAATTGTTAGAAACAAAGCAAGAAATTATTTTGTTGATTATGTTCCGGATCCACAAACGAATACAAGACAAGATATTCGTTTTAAAGATTCTTTTATAAAAGATAAACATACAAACATTGTTAATGTTTATGTTGATGAAAACGGAAACGAAGAAAGATTGTCTTTACCATTTGGTCAAGAATATGGATCATTAACTTCAGATTTTTATAGAGTCGAAACAGATCAAAATATTAATATATATAAAGACTACAGAAACATCAGACAATCAGATAAATCAAAATCTTTATTTGCAAAACTATTCAAATTTGATAGATATACAAAAAAGAATAATTTAAATATTAAAAAAATTAAATCAATTATTCATGAAGAAAAAATTTATCCAAGAAGTCAAAATGTTTATAGAGATATTGCCAGAGTCAGAAACAATTATTCTAGTAAATGGGCAGATAATTTAGATAATAGATTGACAGAATTAACAAATAGTCAAGGTCAAGTTTATGTAAGAACCGCTTTCTTAAACAAAGACAGTGGTGGAACAGAATATAAATTTAGTTATTGGCCAATGGATGCTAATGAGGATCCAACTTTTACTGGAGCGATCGTAAGAGATAAATCTGGTGAATTAATACAATTAGATAACATTAATTTTTATTTCAGCGCTTATGGTGTTAACCCTGGTTTAATCGTTCCATCTGGATCATATTATGGAGCAAGATTCGGTAGAAACTGGAATCGTAATCGACCAGCGAATGTTGTTCATGAACAAGCAGGCAGAGGACCGTTTAAAAATTCATATGAGCAGTTTTACTCGGATATTAAATTGATTGGTCAAGACTGTTCGGTGGTTCCAGAATACAGAATCAGTCCAAGACTAGACACATTTTATAGTAGCAACATTTCATATTATAGTGATACATTTAATTCTTTAGAATTAACTGGAACAGTTGTTGAAGATGCAAGTTTGGCAATATCAACAAGTTCCGCTTTCTTGGAACAGAGAGTCAATTCCGACTATATTGATTTAAATGAATATCTCAATAAAGAACTAACAGAATTTAAATTAAACACGATTAAATTAAAAGTTAAAGGGATTAAGAAATTTTTGCCATATGATGGATTTTATCCACAGCAAAGAATGTTGCAATTGGCAAGTCAATTTTCTTCATCTTATAATGGATTGTTTACGTTGTTTGGCGTTCAATCAACATTTAGAACCGCTCTAACTCCATTCTACGCTCCAGGAATTGGATTCAATTCCATTAAAGCAGGAATGGGTATGCCATTTAATGTTGCTACGGCAAGTATCGGATCAAACCCTTTTTCTGACATAACAAGCAGTATTGATTCTGCAAGTTTATTTTATCATAAATTACCTTGGGATTCTATTTTATATCCTTATAAAAGATTGCAAGAAATATCTGGATTAAAGATAGTTGATATTGATCCTGATATGCCAATAAATTCAACGGCAAGTATCAATAGCAATAATTCGTCAACTACTCAAATAAAATACAACCTTGCCTATGATTATATGGCAAACAACTACTACTCAGAAGTAATAGATTTTTTTAAAGACTCTGGGAACTTATCGTCATTAAAATCAAGACCAAGCAATCAATGGTATTTTCCTGATATTTCAAAAAGATATGCAATGGACATTGTTATACTAAAACAAGGTTTGTACACGACATATTCTTCACATGAGAATTTTGGTCCAAAACCATATGGATTTCACGCTCCACCATGGAACTTTGCAGATCTATCAAATGCAACAACACCTGGATATAACTCAGATGTTTCTGAGTCGCCAAATAGTTTTAGAATCTCTGGACAAACATACGCTCAGATCATTTTTGATCCGCAATCTCTTGCAGTTGGTGATCTCGATTATTATTTGAAAGGCAAGTTTAACATTGGAGATGTTTTAAGAAACAGTACTGTGAGTTATACTTCTTTTATGCTCGGGAACAATACATCATCTGCAACAGTTCAAATAAACGATCTTGTTGATCTGTTTTCTGTATCCGCAGATGGTTTAACTTGGCAACCACAAGTTAAATGGGAGTGCCCAACTGCTGACTTAAATTTCTATGCTCTTTCGGCAAAACTAACCAACTCTTCTGGAAATGATAGTGGAGGTGGTTCTAATGGTGATGCAATTAGAGGTATTTGGCATCAATATGCTTCATTGTCTAACAATAATGATGGTCTTTTCTTGTCTGTAAGAAACTCAAATGTTAATACAGATTTAACGGGTTCGTTATTGGACGTTGTCGGATTTGACAAATCTGCTAGAACAAAAATAGGAAAGATTGCCTCCTCCAGGGTAATAAGTGAAACATTACTTGTCATTCCTTATTATCTAAATGATTGTGGCGAAGAAAAATATTTCGACATTGATATTGACACGTTTGAAAGATTATATACAACAAATACTGGTATAGTTGGAGAAATGAAGTTAATTTCAAGAAATTATGTTTTGCCTCCACAGATGGATTTTATAAGATTAAGAGATCAAACTAGAAGAAGATTAGAAAAACCAGACTATGGTAGTATTAAATCTCCATTTATAATGTTCCCATTTGAGTTTAAGGCAACATTAACACAACAAGATCTTGCAGACATTTGGCAAGGAGTTTTGCCAACTTCAGCAGATGTTGCAGAAGTCGATTACCAAGAAAAAGAATTCTTCATAGGAAATTATCTAAAAGATTTAAATTATAAATTACCAGATAATACAAGATTTAAAGTCTTTAAAGTTAAAAAGAGAGCAGTTGTAAACTATGAAGAAATCAATTACAAGTCTCTTGGATACGCTTATTCTGATACAAGTTATGGATATAATTGGCCTTACGACTTCTTCTCTTTACTGGAGATGGCAGAAGTTAGAGCAGAAATGACATATGGAACAGAGACCAAAGAAGATACAAGCAAAGTTGATATAAGTGACATTACAACACAACAGGTACAAACTATTTTAGAGAGATCTTCTATTTTGGGAACAGTATCACCAGAGGTTGCTTCTGTTTTACAAAGAGAGATTGGAACGCTAGGAGTTATTTCAGACTCTGAAGGTGTAGATGCTACCGCAAGATTAAGAACTGGTTTAACATTGTCTACTGCAGATACAGTATTGGGATCGGCAGATTTATCAACAAACGTTGCTACGACTACAATTGGTAGAACAATAGATATTACAGGAACAACTCTCAACACGAATGGCGGTTCAACAAGTACGTTCATGCCGACATCAACAAATTCTGGTGGTTCAACGACAACGTTTATGCCAACTTCTACAACAGACACGGGAACAAATACTAGCGGGTGATCTAATTATTTTAGGGAATCATAATGGAATTTTTTAATAAAAAAGAAGAGGTATTAGAAATAGTTTTAACCCAAAAAGGGAGAGAACTATATTCACAGGGAAAGTTTAAACCTACTTATTATTCTTTTCACGACACCGACATTACATATGATAATGCATCCGGGGAAGAGCAGAATGATATTGTTTCAAGAATAAAAGATACCCCAACATTAAAGTCCATAGTTGGATTACAGAATCCTATTACATCGTTTATAGATTATGCTTCTAACAAGAATAAACAAAAAGAGTTTGTTTTAAAGAATGAGATAGGATCTAAAACATTAGGCGATCAATATGCTCCATCCTGGAATTTGAAATTTTTAAAAACACCACCGTTTCAGTGGTATGGAACAAGCAGAGATCAAATAACAGATAATAAAAAATATCAATTAAATTTTAGCTCAAGTATTGATTTTGATAAAAGTTCACAAGAACTAATACCACAATTTAATATTCAAACTCTGTATCAAGTTTATGATGTAGATGATTTAACTCAAAACAAGTTTTCCATTCAATTTCCTAAACAAGATTATTCTTTAAGTGGATTTTATTCTTTTGTAGCGAAAGAATTGGGAACAAAAGTCTCTTCAAGCGATAAGCCATTTATACAATTCATACCAAAAAAAGTAAAAAAGAAATTTGGGTTCTCAGAGATTGAAGTAATAGAATATGATACGATAATAACTCCCACTAATCTTTTTGGATTTCCATCAGAAGAAAAAGAAATTTTTGGATCAAAAATAAAAACTTATAAAATATTTAATAAATCTTTAAAAATGGATTTATTTTTTTCTATATCACAATTTGAACAAGAACTAAAAAATCTTTATGATGCTTCTATATTTGTTTTAACAAAATTGTTTAATGAACTTTTTCCTTTACAATTACAAACTACAGAAGAGTTTGTTAAATTAATGAAAGATGGGTTTAGTACAGATTATAATTATGATTACGAACAAATTAAACAATTAAGCAAATCACTGATGAATGTTAGTTTTATTATTGATACATTTAAAATGTCAAGCATAGACGGGATTAATGTTGAATTTTATAATAGCAAAGATCAAGCAATAAAAATGCAAATTCCTAAATATGATATCCTAAAAAGCATGTGGTTGGTCAGAGATCCAAAACTTTTAATTGATTTTCAGGAATTAAACGCATATGAAACAAATGAAGAAAGTTTATATGAATTAAAATATTATGAGATTTTAAATAATTCTGGTTTATATAAAAAACTAAATACAGATGAGATTAGAGAATATGTTAGTATTTCTTTTGATTCTGTTGCTGATTTAGAAAATAAGCAATTAACTAGAAATATATATGATACTAATTCGGCGGACGATACAACATGCTAAACCTTTTTGATCAAAACAAAGTATATTATGATAATTTCAGTTATTATTTTGATAGAGGTCAAAATTTAAATGTAATATTTTCTTTTAATTTCTATAAATTTATTTTAGATAATGTTCCAAACTCTACTATAGACTTTGCTTTATTAAACAAAGACAGGTATTCTATAAAAGTTTTTTTGACAAAAGAAAATCAATTTAAAAATTACATAGAACTTTTTGATTCTTATACCAAAGTAAACTTAACAACAACACCATTTTTCGTAGACACATATTTTTGTTCAAAAAGAGTTTCAAATCTAAGTGGAAATTATAGAGTAATGGTTAAAATTAGTTATGGTTCTATAGAATCAGATTATCTTAATTATGAGATACCGCTTTCAATACAAAATTCTTCCAAGCTTAATAATCTTAAATATGAAAAAATTATAAATGAACCAAAATATGCATTTTTTGAACAAAAATCTAATAATGTAGAAAATCAATATATGTTCATGTCGGAAGATATTAATATAAATTTGAAAGATAAATATATTTACAACTTATACGATATATATTCCAACAATATTACATATAACAATTTATCTAGTTATTTATCATCTTTAGAAGTGAATAGAGGCATAAAATACGATGGTTCTCTTACCACCAACAATTATTATGACCAAGAACAAAAACCACTTGATTTTAATTTCATAAATAATTCCGGAGATAAAACAAATTATACAAATTTAGTAACAAAAATATTTCAGAATTCTTTACAAGAAAAACAATATAAAGAAATTTGTTATTCAAATAATCTATTTATACAAACTTCTAAGAACGATAGAAACAGAAAAGAATCAATTAAATCATACGAAGTTCTTGCTGGATCGCTCACGTCTACGGCATGTGAAAATGATTTATTCAACGAATATTCAAAAAAATCTGAAATTTTAAGTTCTGATATTCTTATGTTGTCTTTTTATTATGACAACATTTATAACTTGAGTATAAATGATTTTTGGAAAGACGATATAACACTATTACCTGTTTATGTTTTAGATGTTAAAACAAAATATAAAATGTATTATATGTCTAGTTTATTACCAGATAGTATGACACAAAATTGGAATTTGTTGGACAGGACAACTTTAGAAAATCTTACTAGTGGAAATTATTTATGCAAGATAGTTAATGATGAGATATATCTCACAAATTTGTTAATGGAAAATTATTTTATCTTAAATAAGTGAAAAAAGAATGGCAACACCTAAAACCTCACCAAAAGCTAAAGAAACATTCCCAAACGGAAATGTAATAGATGTTAATAAATTATTAGATCCAAGCGTTTCTGTATCAAATCAGTTTGAGGATAAGATAAGAAAAGCAGTAAAATTTATAAATGATATAAATGTTTATACTTTTGATTTTAAACAAGCGGAAGAAACAAAAAAGTTTTTTAAAGATTTTAAACTTACAGAGTATGGAGCAAAAACAGGTCCAGAACCACCAAAATTTATTTATGATGTAATAAAAACAAACATCATTGATCAATTATATAATTTCTTTAATAATATATTAAAAGAAGATTTTAAACAACTTGGATTGTCTCCAAATCAATTATTTAAGCAATTAATAGTTGGTCTTAAGGTAAAAACTTATGATCCAAAAGTGAAAGCAATAATTGATGAAAAAGCAAAAAATTTTAATACGAATCCTATTCCTGCATCTTTATTCATAAATTATGTTTATGATAATCCAAATGTATTGATTCCAAAAACAAGAATACCAAAACTTCTATTTATCACTGGTGATTCAAATCAATTTTATGATACTTCTCCAATAGTCATAAATCAAGAAGAAATAATTAAATATTTAAATATAAAAAATGCTCCTTTTGAGCAAATTGGATTTAAAATAGAAAATTATTTCTTATATAAAATAATTGATTCTAAAAAGTCAACTGAAAAATTAAGTGAAAAAACCGCAGAGGAGTATTTAAAAACAGTTAAGGAAATTTATCAGAGTTTTTTATTCGATATTGATCAAGTTTTTAATAAAGAGTCTGTTAATTCGCCAGCTGCTAAACAAAAAGTAAAAAATGCCATACAATTAGTAATAAACAAAATCAATGAAATTGATTCATATATTGCTATAAACGAAAATAAGATAATTTTTCCTCCTCAAGAACAAATTAAAGATAAAAAAGATTTATATAATTTTATTGTTAAATACGGATTGGATCAAAAAAATTTAATTGAGTCTCTTAAAGATATTTCATTAAATGCCATAAAATTAATGGAGCAAATAGGGCCTCTTTTACCCAAAAGTCCAAATCAAACATCTTCTGGATATTCAGAAACGCTAAAAGAGTTTGAAAAATTTTTAATAGATCCACTATTTCAAACAATAGATAGAAGATATAAAGATTTTGTAAAATATTATACAAAATTAGAAGAGGAAATAGGCAAAAAAGTATTACCATATTTAAAAATTCTTTCTACATCATTTGTAAAATTTCCAATATACAAATATACAGAAGAGTTAGTAAATCCAAAATTTTATGGACCAACTCCAGATTTGGATATAGATTTATTATATGATAAAAAAGTTGATATATATAAAAACAAAGACCCAAAACTTTTGTTTACTTTTCAAAAACCTCAACTTTTATCGCATGAGAAAATATTAGTCCCAATTTTTAATAAAGAAGGAAAAAATAATTATAAACCATCAAAAGAGCAAGAATTTATTAACGCTCTACAACCAACAAAAATATTTGTTTATAGAGCAGATTATGAAATAAAAAACCTAACTCCTGATTTATTATCTGATGGAAATTTGTTAAAAGAATTAGATGTAAAAAGTGATAATTTATCTTTTTATGATATTTTAGAACCAAATAAAAATTATTATTATTTTTACGTTTCTAAATTTACAAAACCAACTGATGAAACAGTTTATTTAATAGACAACAACTATGTTATTATAAGCGGAGAAGATTTATATTGGTTTTGCTCTCCAATTATAAAAGTTAAATTAGTTAAAGACTCAAATTTTTATTTTCTTGAAACTGATACTTTGACTGAAAATGATTTTATAGAAACAAAATATGAAGAAAGTTTTAAAAACAAGATATCAATAACACCAAAATCAAAACCTTTTGGTTATGGTGGTAGTAGCTTTGCAAGCGGTCAAGAAAACTATTTAAAAATTAGAGTTACATCTTCGAAAACAAATAAAAAATTAGATTTAAATCTAAAATATACAATTAACAAAGAAAAGAAAAATATGAAAAATTATGAAAAAGAAAAACTAAAACCAGAAATGGTAGAAGATCTAAACGATGAAATAGTAAAAAATATTATAAAAAGCAAATTTAAAAATCAAAATGTAACAGAACTTATAAACAACATAGTAAAAGCGGAAGAAAGTTCATTAAAGATTGAAACAACTAATTTAAAAATACCTGTTAATTCTGTTCTAAATACAGCGTTAGCAGAGGCGATTATTATAGAATCAACAATAAATACTATAGATAATGTAGATAAAGAAATTGATGCAATAGGAAAATTGTTTCCAAAAAAATAAAAAGCAATTTCATACTATTTAGTAAAGAGCAGGAGATAAAAAATGTCATTTTTAAATAACAGCGGTGATATAATTGTAGATGCGGTATTGACTGATGTAGGCAGACAAAAATTAGCTCAAGGTGGCGGAAATTTTTTAGTGACGAAATTTGCCCTCGGTGATGCAGAAATTGACTATAGATTATATAATATAAACAATCCAAGTGGTTCTGCATATTATGATTTAAGCATACTACAAACGCCCATATTTGAACCTTCTACATATGCAGTAGCAGACCTAACAAGCAAGTTAATAACTTTAACAGATAATAATTTATTATATCTTCCAGCGATGAAGTTGAATCAAAGTCAATTTACAACACAAACTCCAGTTTTAACAATTGATTCAAATACAGAAGCTCTTGATCTAATTGCCACTGACAACTTTGCGACTTTTATTTCCAACAATGTAACAACAAGTTTGTTGGACGGAAGAATTAATTTACCAAGCAATGTTGCAAATCCAGCAAACAATTTAGCATCCTCTGTAGCGTTTAGAAGTTCAGAGTTGGTGAAAAGAATAGTTAAAGTTTCTCAAGGATTTGATAACCCATTAACAAATGTTTCTTTGAAAAACAACGGTACAAATCAGAATCCAGACCTAGAAGAAACATCTTTTTCTATTTATGTAAACAGACTTTTCTTACAAGTTGGAGACAACAACTTACAAACAGATACTGTTTTGCCAGTCTTTTCTACAAACACATTTAATAGAACTCAAACATCTGATGTCTATAAAGTGGATGTAGTTAATAATCCAAATTTCTTTGGTGAAGTAGAAACATATAATGACGGAACTGTCACAAAATTAGCAACAAGTTTAAATGCGCTTGGTATTGATCAGGTTGGAAAAGAATTACAATTTTCTTTAAAAATTTCTAATATTTTAGCAAGCAATCCATCATATTACTTTACTACATTTGGTTCTGCTCTAGGAACTGGTTATATTGTTTCGGGAAAAACACTATCTAGTTCTGATAGTATTTATATGATTTCTACAACAGTAAGAGTGGTTGGTAATACATATGGGTACTCTATTGATATACCAGTCAAATTATTTTATAAGGCATAACGGAGAAAAATAATGATTTATACAACATTAACAGCAGATCAGATTTCTACTGCCAGAGAAACACTTTATGAGTCAATTCCAATTACAGGAACTCTTGTTTCTGGGACATACGGAACTTATCCAGATGATACAAACGTTTTAAAGTATACAGCAAGTCATGGATTGTTTGAATCTGTATATGATTATCCGTATGCCAGTTCTTCGGCAAATAGTATATTTGATCTTACATACGGAGTTAGAAGCGGAAGTTCATTGACACCAGTAACACAGTCTGCTGAGAAATACAGAATTTATAAAGAGATGGCTCAAACTTTATTTGGATTTGATGTAACTGGTAATGTTAAAAACTTTGTTATTAACGGATCAACTGTAGACAGAATGTTTTTTGTTAATTTTTCTCGTCTTTTAACAAAAGACGGAATTAAAATTGGTAGTTTTTCTGCTTCTATGGGCACAAGTTCTTGGACAGCTCATAAATTTGCAGGTCCTCTATTACAAATGAGTGACAATCCCAGCTCTACATATTTAACTGTTAACAGCGATTCTCCAGTAGGTCAATATTGGAAAATATATAGCGGCTCAACATATACAGACGCAAATCAAATTGGTTTCTTGTTTTACCAACAAGGAGTTTTAGCTTTAAATCAAGGTAATTCTGTATTTAATTCTTTGGCTTATAGCAGTTCGGTTTCAAACCCTCCAGGAGGTTATTTAAGTGGTTCGTTATTGGCATCTACGGGAACTATTACTGAAATCTCTGATGCATTTAGAAAACACGTTAATAATCTTCAATTTCAAAACACTGTTCAAATTAATTCAACAATTTATAATTGCCAAGTTGGATTAAATCAATACAATTACAGTTCAAACATCACATATACATCTGCAAGTCAAATTGTTGTTAAGAATAGTGTTATTGACACTCCAGTAACTTATATAACAACAGTTGGTTTATATGATGACACAGATCAGCTTTTAGCAGTTGCTAAACTATCAGAACCACTAAGAAAGACCTCTGCCGATTCAATTAATTTAAGAGTAAGATTGGATTATTAAAAGTGTATGAAAAAACTTACAAACAATGACATATTTTATAATGATATTTTGGCTAAACCAAAATATGTTATAACTATGCAATCTGGTTCTTTAAGAATTAATGATCAAATTAATCAGAATCAAGAGAAAAGTTCTTCTATATCGATCATAGAATATCCAAGAACATATTCATATGAAAGCTCAAATAAAGCAAACTATTCTGGCTCATATCAATATAGTTCCTCTATCAATAGAGAATTTATATATGCAACAAGTTCTATATTTGGAACAATTTTTAACTCAAATTACACGGACTATTCCTCTCTAAAGAAAATTTTAGTTTTAAAAAATGTTTTTAAAGATTATGTCATAGAAAATGAATATGCAAAAATTGACTATTATCTTTTAAACAACGGCTTACCATTGGTGCAAAAAGTAGAACCTGGTGATACAATAAACAAGTCTTTAGATATAAACAAATATGCATATTATATTAGACCCTCTTCTTCAATAAATTTAATTACAATTCCAAACTTCTTCTATGGAAGTTATATAAACCCTGGAAGTGTTCATTTAAATATGTATGTCTCTGGCGTATTAACTGCGTCTGCGGTAGATACTAATAAAAATGGTAAATTGATACAAACATACGGCGGAACAACGGGTAGTGTTGTAGGAAGTGTTTTTTACGATCATGGAATAATACTTTTAACTGGATCACAGCAACTTTCTAGTCAGCAAGCTCCATACATACAACCACTTACATCATCTAACTCAGCGGTAAATGATTATTTGAAATGGATACACTTTGGGTCTTATATCGGAGTTACTGGATCTGCTCCAGAAACAAAATATGAATTGACATTTCAAGGAACAAATTATGTTCCAACATTAACGATGTTTTGTCACGCAGAAAAAAATGAATTATTTTGGAGCAACAATAGATCATTTATAGAAGCAGGACAGGGTGAAGAATTATATGTTGGACAGTCAACTTCTTCTATGAACAACAGTGGTCAAGTTTATTACGCAGAAAGCGGAAGTTTTTTATTGCCCTCTGACAATACGTTTAAAGAAAATCCATATGTTATAATCAAAAATACAATTTCTAGTTCTTTTGCTCATTACAGTGCATCCTACCAACCACAAGTATTCATCAGTCAAATTGGTATTTATGATGAAGAAAAAAATCTAATAGGTATTGCTAAATTAGCAAATCCGGTGAGAAAAACAAAAGAATTGGATTATACATTTAAACTTAAGATTGATATGTAATATAATGTTTTTATGATTTTAGGACTTGATATTTCAACAACAACCACCGCCTTTACTGTCTTAGACGAAGATGGTAAGATTGTCTTATGCGAAGCGGTGAGATTAGAAAAACTTAAAGATCTATTTGTTAAAGCTTCAAACATTAAAAAGTATGTCGAAAATATCAACAAAACATACGATATTAAAGCAGTCTATGTAGAAGAGCCTCTCATGTCTTTCTCTGCTGGAATGTCTTCTGCTAAAACAATTTCAACACTAATGAGGTTCAATGGCATTGTGTCTTGGATCTGTTGTGATGTGATAGGTTTGGATCCTCAGTTTATCTCCGCAGGAACAGCGAGGAAAATGTATGGGATTAAACTGGAAAAAGGTAAGAAGGCAAAAGAAGTCGTATTTGAAGCAGTGCTTGACCGAGAACCCGACTTCAAGGTAGAATACACCGCCCATGGCAATCCAGTACCTGGATCTATGGATAGAAGCGATAGTTTTATTATTGCTAAAGCCGGTTATTTACAATGGAAATCACTGAAAAGTTAAACATAGTTAGTTCATTTCTTGGGGATTATCACAAGACAGGAAATGAATTTTTATTTTTTTGTCCCTTCTGTAAACATCACAAAAGAAAAATGTCCCTTAACTTTGACAAGGGCAAGTATAAATGTTGGGTCTGTGATACAGCAGGCAACATTCGCAAACTTGTTCGAAAGAAAGGTACATTTGAAGCATTCCAAAAGTGGAAGATGCTTGATGGTGAAATTGACCTAAATACAAATTTAGATGATCTATTCTTAGACAAAGAGGAGTCTATCGAGGAAATCTTCTCTCTACCAGAGAAGTTCGTTTCTCTTACTGGTCTAGAGCATTCTCTTGCCCATACAAAGCCTTTAAACTATCTTAAGAAGCGAGGACTTACACAGCAGGATATTCTTTATTGGAAAGTGGGATTCTGTTTTGACGGAGAATATAAAAACAGAGTTGTCTTCCCGTCTTTCAACTCTAACGGAGACTTAAATTATTTTGTTGGTAGAACGATTACGGGTGAAAAATTTAATAAATTCAAGATGCCACCAGCATCCAAAGATATTGTTTTTAATGAGTTGTATCTTGATTTTGACTCCGACATAATACTTACGGAGGGAATATTTGATGCCGTAAAGGCAGGACAGAATTCTGTTCCTCTTCTTGGTTCAACTCTAAGAGAAGAAAACAAACTTTTTCAAAGGATTGTAAATTATGATACGGCAGTTTATCTTGCTCTTGATCCAGATGCGAAGAAAAAAGAAAATGAACTCATTAAAAAATTCATTAACTACGGAGTCGAAACATACAAAGTAGAAATTTCTCCATACAAAGACGCAGGAGAAATGACAAAAGAAGAATTCCAAAAACGAAAGTCAGAAGCAAAACGAATGACTTATGAAACACTACTACAACAAGAATTAGAGGTTGCTTGATGAAATTTGCCCACATAGCAGACATTCACATTAAAAATTTAAAACACCACAACACTTACGAACATATTTTTGGGCAACTATACAATGCCGTAGAAAAAGAAGAAGTTGATTGTATCGTATGTTGCGGAGACATTGCTCATACGAAAACAAACATTTCACCAGAATTTGTTGAGATGGCAAGTAGATTATTTAACAATCTTGCCGACATTGCTCCTCTTTATATTATTCTCGGCAATCACGACGGCAACTTAAAGAATGCCGATAGACAGGATGCTATTACTCCAATTGTGGAAGCAATCAATAATCCAAGAATTAAGTTGCTTAAAAACTCCGGTGAGTTTCATATCAACGAAGAATTTTGTTTAAATGTTTTATCGATCTTTGATCGAGATAACTGGATTAAACCATCAAACCCAGATAAAATTAACATTGCTCTTTACCACGGGGCAATTCAAGGAGCAAAAACGGATACTGGTTGGGCGATGAAAGATACGGACGATAGTATCAACATCTTTGATGATTTTGATTTTGCTTTTCTTGGAGACATTCATAAACAACAATTTTTAACAGATAGAGTTGCCTATTGTGGTTCAACAATTCAACAGAATTTTGGAGAAGAGATAAACAAAGGTATTCTTGTATGGACAATCAAAGACAAGAAAAACTTCTCTGTTAAACCAGTTAACTTTCAAAATCCAAGTCCTTTTATAACTTGTGAATATTCTGGTGTTAATCCAGTGGTTCCTGCGGGTTCAAATGTTAGAATTGTTTTAGATAAGTATTATGATCAAGAGTTCATTGAAAAACTCAAGAGAGATATTCAACTTCGTTGTAATATAAAGTCAATTCTCATAGTTAATAAACATGCGAAGGAAGTAGAAAACAAAGTAGAAGATACCGATAAAACAAAATTAAACTTGAGAGACAATAATGTTCAGCAGGATCTAATCAAAGAGTTCTTGTCCTCTGAGAATCTTACAGATGAACAATTACAACAGGTCCTAGATATTAATACCAAGTTTAACCTTGATGCTGAAATCAAAGACGAAACAGCAAGAAATGTTAAGTGGGAACTGGCAAAGTTTGAATGGGACAATCTGTTCAACTACAAAGAAGGGAATAAACTAGATTTCTCTGAACTATCTGGTATTGTTGGTATTTTCGGTAAAAACTATTCAGGAAAATCAAGTGTAATCGATAGTTTACTTTATACTCTGTTTAATACCACATCAAAGAATATTCGTAAGAATTTTGATGTGATAAATGAAAGAAAGAATTCTGGTAAAGGTAGAATTGAAATAAAAACGGGCAACGGAGAATATGTTGTTTTAAGAGAGACAGAAAAGAATATTAAGAAGTCAAAGGGCAAACTGGTTGAAGAAGGAAAGACTTCTGTTGATTTTGAGTTTACAGATGTTTCTTTGAATATTAATTCTTTAAACGGAAATGATAGAAACGAGACAGATAAGAACATTCGCAAGGAAATAGGAACCTATGAGGACTTTTGTAATACCTCCTTATCAACTCAACATGGATCCCTTGATTTCATTAATGAAGGTTCGGCAAGAAGAAAAGAAATCTTAGCGAATTTTCTTGATCTTCAAATATTTGAAAATAAATATAAACCAGCGAATCAATATGCAAATGAACTTAAGTCTTTAATTAAAAAATTAGAGATAAAAGATTATTCAAAGATTCTTGTAGATATTCATTTTAAGCACCATGCTTCTCTTAATGTTTTGTCAGAGGTAAATGAGTCTGTTGAGTCGTTAAAACAAGAACAAGAGTTATTACAGGACAAACTCAACAAATTAACAGCAGATCTAGCAAAAGTAGAGGACCCAATTGATATTGAGAAGATTACTTCTTTACAAGAACAACTTAACTCTAAATTATCTCAAATAGAATCTTTGATCAGTGATAAAAAAACTGAACTAAAAACTCACGAAGATACAATTGCTAAGATTAATGAAGTCATTGAAAGACTAAATGTTGAAGAACTTAAAAAGAAACAAGAAACCTCCAAGAAAATTACAAAAGAAATCGATGCGATCTTGTATGATAAGAAACTAAAAAATAATTCTTTATCAATCTACAAGAAGTCAGCAGGACTTATAGAGACTGTACCCTGCGGGAAAGATCAATACAAAGATTGTTCTTTTAAAAAGAATGCTTATGAATCATTAGAAGAGATTTCAATTGTTGAACTTGCTCTAAAGTCTCTAGAAGAAAAAGAAGAATTATTAAAAGGTGATCTTCTTAAGTTAGATACTGATAAAGTAAATGAATACTTAGACAAATATTCTAAACTTCAAATTAAGTCTGGCGACTCCTCAAAGAAAGTTGCTTCTCTTTTAAAAGAATTAGTTGATTTACAAGCAAAGCAATCAAAGATTCAGGAAGAACAGAAAGAAAACGAGAAACTAATGATTCGCTACGAATCAAATAGAGAACTGTACGAAAACATTGGTGAATTAGAAAAACAAAAAGAATCATTAATTAAAAGCAAATCATCTTCATTTGTCCAATTAAAAGAAGAAGAAAACAGACAGAAGAAGGCAATTGCCGATCTTGCTTCAATTGAACAGCAAATAGATTCTTATGAGGAGCAAATTGAAGAACTTAATAGATTAAAAAAAGAATACTCGTCTTATGAATTATTCCTTAAGTGTACACATAATAGCGGAATACCATTTGAATTAATCAAGAGAACTCTTCCGATTATTAACGAAGAAATTAATTCATTGCTAGCAAATATTGTAGAATTTGAGGCAAGTTTTCAGAATGAAGATGGCAAGTTAGAGATCTATATTAAACATCCTAATTCTTCTCCAAGAGCAATCGAAAACTGTTCGGGAGCAGAGAAGTCTCTAGTTGCTATGGCAATTAGATTAGCATTGATTAAATGCGGTAGTTTGCCCGTAAGCAACTTGTTTATTCTCGATGAACCAGCAACATCTCTTGATGCTGACCACTTAGAGAGTTTTATTAAGGTTCTAGAAATGATTAAAACACAATTTAAGCTTGTATTATTAATCACTCACCTAGATACATTAAAAGATTCGGTTGATAAAATAATTGAGATCAACAAGGACGAAGAGGGATTTGCGTATTTCAACTAACTATTTATATCACCACTAGGAGGTGCATCATGGCAAAAGGTAATGGAAATGGCAAAAAGCCAGAAAAGAAAGAAGTAAAGAAACCAGTTAAGAAATAATTTTTCTTCACTTCTAGGGCACCAAGAATAAAACCTTGGTGCCTTTTTTATTTGCGATACTATTTATTGTATAATCTCAGGAGGATTAGTTATGGCAGATCAAAAACCAAAAGGACACGGACCAGCAAAAGTTGCTCCATTTACACAAAGCCCAGGTACAGGAAAAGGAAGTAATTGGCCAAAACCAGGTGCTCCAAATACAAAAGGTTTCAGTGAAAAAGTTGGCAAAGGCCACAGCGCTCCAAAGCCAAAATAAGAGGTAGTTATGCCTTTTGATCCAAAACAGATTCCTGCTCTTGAAAAAACAGTTGAGATCAAGTATGGCGAAAAAGCCATACTTGATCCTTCTGTATTTTGGACTGCAGAAAAAGAAAAGATATACCTTGAACAAGTTAAAGAAGTTGAGAAATATTATCGTCAACAGCCATACGAAAATTACAAAGATCAAGGTGGATTTATTGTTAAAGAAAAACTACTTAATAAGAGGAACTTTAAAAATTGTTCTTACTGCGGAGAGCAAGCATATAAGACAGACGACGAAGTTTATATGACCAAGTTTGATTGCTGTTCTAAATGCTATGTTATACACCTAGAAGGAAGAGAATACAAATGGCAGAAATAGTAAACAACGAGGTCCAAAATGATATTTACGAAATTGTCCGTGGGATTAGTCAAGCAGCCTCATTGATGTATGATGGACCAACTTATAACGAAGATTCAGATAATAGAGTTGGTCTTAGAAGAGAAGAAGGAAGTTATGCTTTTGATAAAAGAATAATGGATGGTCTTCATGTTAAAATGGGTGGAAGAAAATTAACTATTAATTACCACACAGAAGTTCCCTTAGCGTATATTCACAAAGTAGGCGCTGGCAAATACGAAGATGAAGTAGAAGAAATGTTAGAAAGAGGATTAACTTTTATTAAAAAAGAATTTAAAAAAATTACTGGCAAAACTCTTTCAGTCAAAGAAGCAAAAAGAACTTTAAAGAATGGTAAGACAGTTAAGGATTTCGATGTTTTGATTCAACCAGTTTCTCGCTTTAGAACTTCCGTAACAGCACACAAATGTTATGAACTTACGGGTATCCCAGAAGCAGAAGAATATAAGAGTGAGATTATCGCTCAATACGATAAGTACCATAGCAAACTCTTTAAGAACAAGAAGAAAGCAGAAGAAGCTCCTAAGCGAGTTGCATGAGTGTCCAATTAACTAAGAAGGAAGTTGTTAAAGAAATAATTAAATGCGGGAAAGACCCCATTTATTTTATCAATAACTTTGTCAAAATTTCCCATCCAGTTCAAGGACTTATTAGTTTTAAACTTTATCCATTCCAAGAAGATTGTATAAAGCAATTTCAAGATTATAGATTTAATATCGTACTTAAAGCTCGTCAGATGGGTCTTTCGACTGCAACTGCGGGCTTTATTCTTTGGATGGTATTGTTTCATAGAGAAAAGACTGTCTTATCTGTTGCTACACAATTAAATGTTGCCGTTGGTATGGTTAAGAAAGTTAAGACCATGTACAAGAATCTTCCAGAGTGGATGAAAATTGCAAAGATTCAGGGAGACAACAAATCCACACTAGAACTTAATAATGGTTCTTGGGTCAAGGCGGCGTCCACAACTGGCGACTCTGGTCGTTCTGAAGCACTCTCTTTGCTTGTCGTTGACGAAGCTGGCATCATCCAGGGTATGGATGAAATGTGGGCTGGTATTTACCCCACGATCGCTACTGGTGGTCGCTGTATTGCAGTATCAACTCCAAAGGGTGTTGGTAACTGGTTTCATAAAACATATACTGATGCAGAACAAGGAAAGAATAACTTTAACCCTATTAAATTAAACTGGGACTCACACCCCGACCGAGATCAAAAATGGTTCGATAGCGAAACAAGAAACATGGGTAAAAAAGAAATTGCCCAAGAATATGAATGCTCTTTTAATTTCTCAGGAAATACGATTGTTGATGGAGAAATTATACAAGAAATAAAAATAAACTGTATGAAACCAGATCGTCGTGGTGGATTCGACGGAAACTTGTGGATTTTTAAAGAACCAGAACCAGGTAGAAGATATTTACTTTCTGCTGACGTTGCCCGTGGCGATGCAGAAGATAATTCAGCATTCCACGTATTTGATGTAGATTCTATGGAACAAGTGGCAGAGTATCAAGGTAAAATAACTCCAGAACTTTATGCCGACCTTTTGTTTCAAATATCAAAAGACTATGGTCTATGTTTAACAATTGTAGAAAATAACTCCTTTGGATATGGTGTACTGGAAAAACTCAAATCAATGAGACATCCATCCATTTACCACCACAAAAAATCAAGTTATGATTTTATTGAGCCAATGACAGCAACATATGATTCCAGCGCTGTTCCTGGTTTTTCTACTAATGTTAAGATGCGTCCTCTTGCTATTGCAAAAATGGAAGAGTTTTTACGAACCAAGTCTGTAAAAATCAATTCCGAAAGACTAATTACAGAGTTAGAAACATTTGTTTGGAATAACGGCAAAGCGGAGGCAATTAAAGGTTGTAATGATGATTTAGTAATGTCCCTTGCTATTGCCTGTTGGGTAAGAGAAGGGGCCTTAATTATTTCCCAAAGAGATGTACAATATCGTCAAGCATTCATAACAGGATTGTCAGTTGGCGGTAGAACATTTGAGTCATCAATACCAGGAATGCCTCAACATGCTACCGCCGAAAAAAGAAAAAGATGGGCAGAAGCCTACAACAATGCAAGAGAATTTTCTTGGTTAAAGTGAGAATAAAATATGGCAGACAAAAAACCAGATTATACAAAAAATATACAAAATCACAACTCTCCTTTGTTCAAGAGACTAACCAAGTTATTTTCTGGTCCTATTGTCAATTTTAGAGCGCAAAAACCAACAAGAGAAAGAAAATATCAATTAGATAAATATGCTAGTCGTTTTAATTCTCTCCAAGGTTTATCATACAAGAAAAACGTCTACAACCCATTTGACTCACTGCGCTCTGGAAACATGGCAATCCAAAGCCGTGCGGAAAGATATGTTGACTTTGAACAAATGGAATTTTATCCAGAGTTAGCATCGGCTCTTGATGTTTATGCAGATGAAATGACGACCTTTACAGAGGTTTCAAAACTATTAAAGATTGATTGCCATAACGAAGAAATCAAGAACATTATTGACACATTGTTCTACAAGACATTAAATATTGAATCAAACCTGTTTAACTGGGCAAGAACAATGTGCAAGTATGGAGATTTCTTTTTATATCTTGATACAGACGAAGTCTTGGGTGTTAAATCAGCAATTGGTCTTCCTTCTCAAGAGATTGAAAGACTAGAAGGCGAAGATCAAACCAATCCAAACTATATTCAGTTCCAGTGGAATGCTGGTGGTTTAACTTTTGAGAACTGGCAGATTGCTCACTTTCGTGTACTGGGTAATGATAAGTATTCTCCCTATGGTACATCTGTATTAGATCCAGCAAGAAGAATTTGGAGACAATTAATTCTTGTAGAAGATGCAATGATGGCAGCGCGTGTTATTCGTGCTCCAGATAGAAAAGTATTTGAGATCGACGTTTCTGGTATTCCCCCAGAAGATGTTGAACAATACATGCAGAGAGTCATTACTCAACTCAAAAGACATCAAGTTGTAGATGATACAACAGGGCAAGTAGATCTTCGCTATAATCCTCTAAGCGTAGAAGAAGATTATTATCTGCCTGTCCGCGCTGGTTCGGCATCCAAGATCACTCCACTTGCCGGTCAAAAAGGTATTGATTCAATTGATGATATTAAATACCTAAAAGATAAATTGTTTGCGGCGATTAAGATTCCAAAAGCTTATCTATCTCAATCAGATCAAGGAGGGGAAGATAAATCAACACTTGCTCAGAAAGACATTCGTTTTGCTAGAACAATTCAAAGACTACAAAGAGCAATGCTTTCAGAAATGGAAAAAATTGGTATTGTTCACCTTTATACTCTTGGATTTAGAGGTGATGATTTAATCTCATTTAAACTTACTCTTAATAATCCTTCTCGTATTGCTCAAATGCAAGAACTAGAGGGATTAAGTCAAAAACTTGATGTTGCTTCAAAAGCGCTTGGTGCAAACTTTTTCTCTCGTCAATATGTTTCTAAGAATATATTTGGCATGTCTGACGAAGATTTCGAGAAGATTGAAAGACAGCGTTTCTACGATAAGAGAGTTGATGCTGCTCTTGAAGCATCTGCTCAAGATACTCCAACAGCAGGAGATATGAGTGGACTTGGCGCACCAGCAGGCGCAGAAACTCCAACAGCAGGAGCAGAGGCAACGCTTCCAACAGAAGCCCCGGGCGGACTAGGAGCAGGATTAACACCACCAACGCCCGAAGGAGAAACACCAGCAGGAGAAACACCAGAGGCAGGAGCAGAAGCCCCACCCGCCCCAGGTGAAGAAGGCGGATCAGCACTATTAGCAGCGCCACCACCAACAGCACCAGCCAAAAGAGACAGTGTTGTAGCAAGGGACGACAAAGATAAACCAGTTAAAATTGAATATGCCGATGGAGCGTACATAACTCTTGGTTCAAAGGGCAAAAAATATAAACCAGTTGATGATGACAAAAGAGAAGATCGCGGACCATTTACAAGACATGTTAAATCTTTATGGGGAAGTCAAGCGTATGGTAAGAACTCCAAGAGAAATACTTTCGGATTTGGATATGTTACATCAGATCGTTTAGCAAAAGGTATTGCAGAGTCAATTGATACTAATTATAATAAGTCAGCCGAGGATCAATTAAATAAACTTGACCGGGATTTAGAAACCATAATGGAAGAGTAAAAATGAAGATAAACCACAATAAAAAAAGAAATACATTATTTTTATACGAAGCTCTTGTAAGAGAATACACAAAAGCAAAATTAGATAATGATCCAAGAAAATTACAAGAGATTCGTAATTTATTTGTGGAATATTTTTCAGAAGGAAAAGTTCTCAAAGAAGAACTAAAAATTTATAAAGCCGTTCTTGAAACAAAAAATGTAGATAAAGAATTGGCAGAAAGAATTTTATCAGAAGCGAAAAGAATGTATTCTGGTCTTGGAATGGATAAAGTGTTCCAACAACAGAGTTCTTTGATCGCTAAAGTTAATCGTTCGTTAACTCCTAAGTTTTTTGCAAATTATGTTCCAAACTATAAAGATATTGCTACTCTTCAACAAATCTTTGGAGAAAAAGTTTCCATTCCAGCAAGAATGTTGATGGAGAGACAAGCGATTGAGAAGATGACAGTTGGTGAACAAACATTAGATCAAATTAATGAGAAAATTGATAAGTATGTTGTTCATAGTTATTTAAATGCTTTTAACAAAAAATACTCTGATCTATTAGAAAACCAGAAGTCTTTATTGAAGAAATATATGACTGCAACAGAAGATGATAATACTGATTTTGTTGTTTTCTTAAACGAAGAATTACAAAACATTTCTTCTAAATTAAATACTGCTCACAATGTTGCAGAGATTAAAGAAGACAAAGAAATTCTAAAGAAATTAGTCGAAGTCAAAAAGAGATTTAACACTCTCAAAGATGAAGAAATTGACGAGAAGTATCTACAAAAGATCCTTAAATTCCAAAAACTCGTCAATGAATTAGAGAACTAAAATATGGCAATAACTATTAAAATAACAGACAATGAAGTTGCAGCTGCTGGTGTTAATCCAGAAGATATTGGAACACCTATAGGTGCAACTGAAGAACCAAAGAAAGAAGAAATTAAAATTATCTTTGGACCAAGGTTCTTAAAAGTTAAACTTAATATAAGAAAAACTTTGGACAATAATATTGTTATTTACGATCATCCTTTAATTGATATAGTAGTTATTCCATCTAAGAATAAAATATTCACAATTCCAAAAGATAATGTAACATCTGATACATATCCTGCTCAAAATAGATATTTTAAGTTCCTAGATACCAAAGGAGTTTTGGTTAAAGGAACCATTAGAAGTGGAGCGATAATAAATTCACTAGAATCATTTTATCCGCCAAACGATAAGATTGATGTTTTACAAGTTATAATTCTTCTTACCAAGAGATTTCTTGAAAAAGAAATGGAGTTTATTGATATAGCAAAGAATTATGAAGAAAATGTAGAAGATATGTATGTCAATCCAGACGAAGAAGACACAACAGAACTTGGTGAAGTTCCACAAAAACCAAGAAAGGGACATGTAAATATCTATCAAACTGCTTATGGTATTCTGTACAGAGTGTAGGTGAAGAATGCCTATTAATAATTCAAACTTAAAAAAGGGCATTAGTTTAGTAGGTATTTCTTCTCCTGCTAATTTAAAGATTTATCCAACTGGATCTTATGTTATTCCACCAGGAACAGATGGTTATGTGTTACAATCTGATTCTACTTCTCTAACTGGATTCTCTTGGGTTTCTGCAAGCGGTGGAGGTGGTGGTGGCTCTCCTACTGGCAATGCAGGAGGGGATTTAACAGGTTCCTATCCAAATCCAACATTAAAGACAATAACTACCGCCGCAACATCTGGTTCTGCTTCCGTGGTTCCTGTCGTGACAGTGGATGCAAAAGGCAGAGTAACAGGCATGTCCTCTGCAAACATTGCCATTTCTCAATCTGCTGTTGCAAATTTAACAACCGATTTGTCCTCTAAACTTGCCTTAACTGGCGGAACAATGACAGGAAATTTAAATATTTCTGCCGGAAATCAATTGTTTTTACAGGGAGTAGGAAATCTTCGTCTTGGTGTTGGGTTTTCTGTTGGAAATTTTTCTAATGCAAATGCAGTTGTAGAATTTAAACCGAGCACTTCTTCTAGGTTTACCTTTTTGGATAATGTAAATGGAGCATTAAAAAATCCAGTTCTCGCCCTTTGTAATTTGGACGGAGCAGGAAAAGGAATGGCATTGTTTGCTGATTCAAATTCGTCAGCATTCATCTATAGTGATAACGGAAATTTTGACATTACAAGCGATACAAAGGCTCGCATTGAAGCATCAACCTTTGGTTTAGGAACTTTAAGATTTCGGGTTGATAATAGTGGTTCTGCTTATGTTACAAATAAAATGTATGTCGGTGGCACGGTTGTACCAACAGCATTAATACATCTTAAAGCAGGAACAGCGACAGCAAATACAGCGCCTTTGAAATTTGCATCTGGTTCTCTTCTGACCTCGCCAGAAGCCGGTGCTGTTGAGTTTAATGGAGATAATCTTTACCTAACTATTACAAGCAGCACTGCCCGTAAAAACATTCTTTTAGCAGATAATGGTCTAACATTCGGACAAATTCCTTTTACAACAGGAAGCGGCAGATTGGCAGGAAGCTCTGCTTTGACATACACAGCAAGCAATTCAACTTTGAACATGTCTTTCAATCAAAGCGCAAGAACTGCTATGATTGTTACAAACAACAGCACAAATCCTGCTGGTGAAGCTGGATTTTCTGGTGTAACAACTGCGGGAACAGCTTTCTTCGGGATGGGAAGTAGCGCAAGCTCAAAATCCGCCGGTATTTTAATTTATACAAACGAGTCAGTTCCTGTGTCGTTTTGGAATAATAATACCCGCGCCATGACCATAAATACCTCACAGCAACTTGGTATTGGTGTTTCTAATGCTACTGCGAATTTACATATAAAAGCAGGAACGGCAACTGCAAACACAGCGCCTTTGAAATTTAACTCTGGAACTCTACTTGGTACAGCAGAAGCGGGTGCTATTGAATTTTTAACTGATAAGTATTATGCTTCAATTACAACTGGTCCTTCAAGAAAAGAAATTGCTTTAAGCGAAGGTCTAACATCTGGTCGAGTTCCTTTTGCCACAACAAATGGAAGATTAACAGATAATGCCAATCTAACATATAACACAACAAACCTAATGTTGATGAGTGGTTCGTTTATGACTTCGCCAACATCAGGTGTTACTGCTTCAATTAGTGTTTTTGGTTCTGGAACTGTTGGTGGTTCTACATACCTTGATTTTATGCGTGTTACAAATGCTTCTTCTGGGGCAGGAACTCCCGCTAAAACATTTAGAGTGGATAATAGTGGTTCGCTTGAAATAGTAAATAATGCTTATAATCAAGTATTACTTTCTTTAACCGACAACGGAAATCTTTCTGTAAACGGAACCACAGCAGCAACAGTTGTAAGCAATGATGCAACTTCTGGTTCTTTGAGATTCAATAACAATAATAGTCAAATATATGACGACGGAAATTTCCACATTCATTCTAGAGGCACTGGACAATCATTGTGGATTAATGCGAATAGTGGTTCAATTATTATAGGAAATCAAAGTCCCGTTTCTGGTGGAGCAGCAGCAACTGCAATCACAATGGGTTCTTCTACAACCGCAACTGCATACGTAAGTATGTATGGTAGCAAAACTTACACCATAGGTAGTTATGGTTATGTTTTTGCCGGTGGTGCTGGTGGACCATTAAGCGGCACAACAGCACCATATACTTTATATTGCGATAATCGTATTCAATGTTCAGAACTTGATGCAACATCTGATGAAAGATTAAAAGACATACAAGGAGAAATTCCGCTACAAGAAGCCATTGATTTGGTAAACAATGTAAAGCCTATCAAGTTTACTTGGAAAGACGGCGAAGATAAAGGATTAAAAACAGGTTTCTCTGCACAACAAACTCATAAAGCCGGATTCGACCATTTAGTCGGAGCAATTAAAAATGAAAAGGTGAAAGAAGAGATTGACGAAGACGGATTTGTAAGCCCAGATCAAGTTCAACTTACAATCGCTTATGACCAAGTAATCCCATATCACACAGCAGTAATAAAACATTTATTAGAGAAGATTGAAAAACTGGAACAAACTGTGGCAGAATTACAAGCAAAGAATAAATAAGGGAGCAATAAAATGGAAATAACTGTTATTATAAAATTACCAGACGGCACTACAAAAACAGTAGAACTTGTAGGAGCAAATATAAATACAACTTGGAACAGTACCGTACCATATAATCCATCTTTAACACCAGATGCTCCAATCGTAGGACATCTATCATTGCAAGGTATAATAAAAGATAGTTTATTGGTTGGTTCAGTTTAATAGAGGAACAATGCTACAACTAATTTATTTTATTCTCGTTTCTTACGGTTTAACCCAAATACTTTGTTATGGTAGTATATTAAATCCAATAAGACCAACAAAAGGTAAACTTGGAGAACTATTCAAGTGTCCTATGTGTATGGGATTTTGGGTAGGAATGTTCCTATGTGGCATTTCGCCATATACAGAACTATTTAGTTTTGGACAGACATTTATTAATTTTATCCTGTTGGGGTGCTTAAGTTCAGGAACAAGCTACATACTGAACATGGGAGTAAGCGATGACGGCTTTAATTTTAAAATCAAATCAGGGAGTCAACCTCTGGACAAACAAGTGGATGAAAAGACCACCAACTAATTGTAAGGGCGGGTGCTGACTATGAAAATATCATATGAAAGATTAAATGAAATTATTGAAGAAGAAGTTTCTAGATTTAAAAATTTAAATGAACAAGTTGGTAATCCAACTCCTGTTGATTCTTCTACATTAAAACAACTAAATAGTTTGCTTGATGACGCAAGAAAATTTGCCACGATGAACCAAGCAAATGCTCTCGCAGTAATTTCAGCTGTTTCAAAATTTAAGGCAACACCATAATATGAATAAATATGTTTTAACAGAATTTCTTGAACTTGATAACGATTCTTCTCTTCTAACAGAAGACGATAAGAGAATGATTGAAGCTGGCGATGTTATTCTTGCTGGCCGTTTACAAAAAGCAGATGCTAAGAACGGCAACGGCAGAGTTTATCCAAAGAGAACTCTCCAAAGAGAAGTGGAAAACTATAAAAAGCTTGTTCAAGAAAAAAGAGCATTAGGCGAATTAGACCACCCAGATTCTTCTGTTATTGAATTAAAGAATGCTTCTCACATTGTAACACACATTGAGATGAAAGGCGATGAAGTTGTTGGCAAACTAAGACTATTAGATACTCCAGCAGGTAGAATCGCTAAAGATCTTATTAAAGGTGGAGTCAAACTTGGTGTCTCTTCTCGCGGTCTTGGATCAACAAAAGAACAAAGCGGAGTTACGATGGTACAAGACGACTTCCAATTAATATGCTTTGACCTTGTTTCAGAACCATCCACAACTGGTGCTTTCTTATTTAAAGAGCACAAAGAACCAAATATCTTTACAAAATCCGATAAGATTTATAGAGCAATAAACGACATTCTTATTGGAGAGTGATAATGCTGAATGAAGCAATATTACAGAAAGAACTTTACAAGGAGTTAGAACAATTTTTAGCAAGTTCTAATTTCCTAGACGAAGATAATGAATTTACTGATTCTGTGAGAGTTGCTGGTTATGGAGAGATTGAACAAACAGAAAGTGCTACTGCATTATCAAAAGCATTAAAAACATTCTTCAAAACCAAAAAAGTTCCTTTATCTGTTGTTGTATCTACGATAAATCCATCAGATGTTAAAATGGAACCATCCTCACAGACTAACGAACATCCAAATAATTATTTAATCGCTGCCGAAGCAGGATTAGATCAAAAAGGTAAGATGCAGTTGATACTTCATACTGCGGAAACCTCTGAAGATTTTAATCCGAGCTTAATGAATAAAGATAAAATTATTCACAGCATAGCAACAGCAATTAGGCACGAACTAATACACGATAGGCAATACACTGGGTTGTCTAAGAAAATGGGTATTACAAGACCAGAGGCAAAACAAAAATACGAAGACTGGGGACAAATACCAGGAGCAGATACAGATAGAAAACAATACTTAGGAGCAGACATCGAACTAGATGCTTTTGGTCATGAGTTTGCTGAATTGCTTGCTCGCAATTTTGGCATAGATAAAGCGATGGAATTGGTCGCCACATCAGATTCTACAGAACTACAAAAAGTAGCAAAAGATATAGATTTTGGCGATAATCTTAGAGAATATTATATAGACCATCCACAAGAAAGATTTACAGGCAAATTACAAAAGAAAATAAGAAAATATTTAAAGCATTTTAAAGATCAACAGATTTATGAAAACTATTTATATAGTGTTTTGAGAAAAAATTTATTAGAAGGTTAATATGACAAAAAGTGAAATGAAAAAAATTATGAAACCACTTGTAAAAGAATGTCTCCAAGAGATGCTTTTAGAAGAAGGTTTATTATCAAATCTTATTAGTGAAGTAAATAAAGGTAATAAAACTACCTTCTCTGAATCTTCTAGAAGAGATCCAACTCCTCTAAGACCAAGAGAGCAAGTTAAACCACAAGCAAAACCACAAATAAACGAAGTTAGAAGAAAATTAGCAGACTCCATAGGAAATGGAGCATATGCGAATGTCTTCGAAGGAATCGAACCAGCACCAAGTCCAAGTAATCTTGGAGGAGATAATGGAGATCCAGGACTGGATTTATCAGTCCTTAGTAACATCCCTGGATTAAAGGGATTTAAATGAGGCGTTATGGCAAACAAGAGAGTTAATGTCGAAGTTAAACTAAGACTAGGCGAACATCAAGATAAAATGATCAAAAGATTTCTTAATAAAGTTAAGAAAGAAAAGATTGTTGAAGAGTTACAAAATAGAAGATATTATGAAACTCCAACAGCAAAAAGATCAAGATTGAAGAATCGTAGAAAGAAAGTACTTGCTAAACTTCGTAGAGAAAGAGAAGCAATCGACAGACCAAAAGAAAAGAAAGATTAAACTATTTATTGGAAACTAGGAGATTAAAATATGTCAAATATACAGTGGCCTTATGCTGGGCTTGGAAATGCCCCGTCTTATCAAGTAAGTGGTATTCCATTTGCAACAAGCAGTAATGCAATTCCTGCTCTTGGCACAGCTCCTTTGCAAATTAGCTTTCCTTATGTAACAAAGAATGTAACAATTCACCTTTTAAATAAAAATAAAAAATTAAGAGTAGGTTTTAGTCAAAACGGAGTTACTGGTTCTGGAACAAATTATTTTGTAATTGACAGCAATTCTCCTTCTGATCCAATAGTGACTTTTGATGTAAAGTGTTCCTCTGTTTTTTTATTGAGTGATAGTGCAGACATTTTAACAGGTTCTGTTTATGCAGCATTAACTGGAATACAAACATCCGAGTTACAAGCATCTGGACCAAATGGAGCAAATTGGTCTGGTTCGTTGGGAGTTGGATAGTATAATACTATTTATTATACAATAAGTGGAGAAACATATATGAGTTCAATGTTAGAGCAAGCAATTCTAGATGCTAAAGAATTAAAAGAAGCAGCAATTAAAAACGCCCAACAGTCCATTATCGAGAAATACTCTAATGAATTTGAAGGTGAGATAGAAAAACTACTAGAACAAGCCGCTGCTCCAGCTGATCCCGCTGCGGCTGCTCCCGCTGCTGATCCAATGGCCGGTCTTGGTGCTGCTCCTGCGGCTGCTCCTATGCCCGGTATGACCATGCCAGGATCTGCTCCTGTTGATCCAGAAAAAGCAAAGTCAGACTCAGATAATAAATCTTCAATGTTTGATAAACTAAATTATGCTTTTAAAGACGGAGAAGTAATTGAAGATAAAATTTTCCCAACAGGACTTGTTGAGGTAGATTTAGATTCTTTGTCAGAATTTAGTTTTGAAGATAATAAAAAAACACCAGAACAAATGGCGTTACAAGAACTTAAAAACCTTTCTCTTAGAGAGCAGATTGAAGAAGAAATGAATGATGACGATGATTATGATTTCGATTCAGATTCTTTTCCATATGAAGACTCAGAAGAAGAAGATGATGAGAATGAAGAAGAATCAGAAGAAGACGAAGAACTAGACGACGAAGAATTCGAAGATGAAGACGAATTAGAAATGGACGATGAAGATTTTGAAGATAAAGATATGGAATCCGATTCGGATGAATTAGCAGATTTACAAGATTATAATGATGAAGGTAGTGTTGACCTAGAAGACGAAGAATCCGATATGGACATTGATATTGAAGACGAAGAGTTTACAGACGACGAAGATATGGAAGATGAAGATCTTTATGGCACAGAAGACGATGTAGGATTCCACGTTGATTACGATACAGACGAAGAGGATGAAGAATCCGAAGAAGACTATAATCCAGACGCTGACGTAGAAGATTTTGAAGATGAAGAGTCAGAAGAAGATGTAGACGAAGAAGAAGAGGACTCCGAGGAAGACGAAGAGGACGAAGAATATTATTATGACGACGAAGAGGAAGATTCTGAGGAAGACGAAGAAGATTCCGAAGAGGACGATGAGGAAGAATCAGAGGACGAGGAAGAAGATTTAGATGAAGCAAGAGATTTAACAGATAAAGAAAAGTCTAAACTTGACGATATTATTTCAAGATTAGAGAGAGCCTCTAAGTCTATCGAAAAAGGTAGTGCAAAGAATATGGTTGATGCTTCTGCTCGTCAACTAAAAGATCTACTAGATTCTCTTAAGGGTTCGGATAAAGAAGAACTACAAGAAGCTATTAAACTTGATTGGAAGAGATCTGGTCAAAGATCTCCATTCACCGGTATGTTTAAAGAAGAGGCAGAGCATGATTACATGCTAGAGCAAGTTCAAGCACAAATTGAAGCATTAGAACAAGAAGTCGAAGAACTTCAAGAATCTAATAAAAAACTAAAAAGTGGTTTAAAAGAGTCAATTAATCTTGTTGAAAATTTAACTGATAAAGTTAAAAAATATGAACAAAAATTGCACGAATCAAGATTATTGAATTATAAGCTACTATATACTAATAAGGCGCTATCAGATAGTTCCCTAAATGGACAGCAAAAAAATAAAATTGCTGAATCTATTGACGGTGCCAAGACAGCTGAAGAAGTAAAATTGCTTTATGAAACATTAAAAAGCACAATGCGGGATGGAACCAGTAGAAGTACACCCAAATCATTGAGCGAGGCAGTTGAAAGACGTTCTTCTTCACTTTTGCTAAGAGGCTCTCGTGCGGAGCCTAAGAAGCAAGATGATTTTGCTGAACGTATGAAACGGTTAGCAGGTTTATAATTAACTTAACTTTAACAAAGGAGAAAACACAATGGCAAGTATAGTCGAAAGATTAACAGAAAATATTGTTGAAAGAAATCTCCTTCGTGAAGGCGCTGCCCTCTCAAAGAAATGGGAAAGAACAGGTCTTCTAGAAGGAATCGATAGTGAGATGACAAAGACAACCATGTCTCGTCTTCTCGAAAATCAAGCAAAGGAACTACTCCGCGAAGCTTCCACAATGTCCGCAGGTGACGTTGAAGGTTTCGCAGCAGTTGCATTCCCAATTGTTAGACGCGTATTCGGTGGTCTAATTGCAAATGAACTCGTTGCAGTTCAACCAATGAGCCTCCCAAGCGGTCTAATCTTCTTCCTTGATTTTACCTATAGCAATGACACAGGAAACAAAACATTCGCTGGTGCAGTCGGTGGCCAATCTATTTACGGCGGTAACGTTGTAGCTAGCCAAATCACTGGTGGTGTTAGCTTAACTGGTGTTGATGCAAGTGGCGTACAAAACCTAGAAAAGAGCTTCTACTCTTTAAATAACGGTTTCTCAAGCGTAACTGGCTCAAGAGTGCTTAATCATTCTTGGAATTATGGCAACGCTGGTAAGGCTGGTGCATCTTCTACGGTTGTTGTTTACCAAACTTCCAGCTGGACAGACGTTGGTCTATCAACTGCTACAGGTAGTTCATTAACTGGCTCAACAGATGCAGCGTTCGTCGCATACGATCCAGATGTTCTTGCAGACACTTCTGCTTTAACATACCAAAAATTAAGACTATTCTTTGATTTGGGAACTTGGAATCAACTAGATAGAAATAATCTAGTAGCAATCAACATTACTGGTTCAACAATTTCTGGTTCATTGGTTAGAAGACTAACTAAATTGGGTCCAGTAAGCCAATCTTTAGATGTAGTTGTTAAAACAGATGCTGGTGCTCCAATTTCAGAAGTTGGTGTTGCCCCATCTATTGCATCAACAACTTTTGCAATTAGGGATACATTAACAACTGGTAATTCTATAGGTTCTGTTCTTACCGATCTATATGGTCTAGAAGGCGCTGGATCTGGTTCAACATTGAATGGTCAGGATATTCCTGGGGCTAACTTTACAATTCCAGAGATTGACATCAAAGTTGATAGCATCGCTGTAACAGCTCAAACCAAGAAACTCAAGGCCAAGTGGTCACCAGAATTAGGTCAAGACCTAAATGCTTACCATAATCTTGACGCCGAAGTTGAGTTAACAAGCATCCTCTCCGAGCACGTTGCTCTTGAAATCGATCAAGAAATCCTCAACGATCTCGTTAAGGGTGCAACAGCTGGTACTAAGTACTGGAGCCGTAGACCAGGTAAGTTTGTCAACCGTGACACAGGTGCAAGCATCACATCAGTTGGTGCCCCACCAGACTTCACAGGTAATGTCAGCATGTGGTATGAAACACTCATTGAAACAATCAATGACGTTTCTGCTCAAATCCACAGAAAGACAAGACGTGGTGGTGCAAACTTCCTCGTAACTTCACCAGAAGTTGCTAACCTCCTAGAGTTCACCTCTGGTTTCCGCGCTGATGTCAGCATGGAAGACCTAAAGGGCGGTTCAGTTGGCGCAGTCAAGGCTGGTAGCCTCAGCAAGAAGTTTGATCTTTATGTTGATCCATATTTCCCACGCAACCTAATCCTAGTTGGTCGTAGAGGCAAGGCATTCCTCGAAAGCGGTTATGTCTACGCTCCATACGTCCCACTAATGATTACACCAACAATCTTCGGTACAGAAGACTTTGTACCAAGAAAGGGTCTAATGACTCGCTACGCCAAGAAGATGGTTCGTCCAGACATGTATGGCCTAGTAGTTTGCCAAGACCTAATTGGTTAATCAACTAAGGGTTAATTAAGCAGAACCCCTGTCAGGGAAACTTGACAGGGGTTTTGTGTTTCTGATAAACTATTTATCAAAAGGAGAAACTATGAAAAAACTTTTATTATCTTTATTATTGTTGACTGCATGTGGCGACGATTTAGGTTGGGAACACAAAGAAACAAAACACGATTGTGCTGATGCAGTTGTTGGAGACAGCGGTGTTTGTAATTTATGTCAAGACGTAACGGAGACAAAAGATGAGCAATCTGGAACAGAAGAAGTTGTTAGCGATGTTGCTGACAGTACCCAAAGTGACGTTCTCGCTGACAGTGGGAGCGATGACGCTGACGTTTCTGTCCCTGATGGCGTTACAGGAACGGACACAGAAGATACGCAAGATGCACAAGATGTACCAGAAGATGTAACTCAGGACGTTGCTCCACCACCAGAATGTGTTACGGCGACCGATTGTGTCGTTATAGCTTTGCCTTGTGTGGCACCAGATTGCCAAGAAGGTAAGTGTGTTAAAGTTCCATTTGATACACCATGTTCCGATAATAATGAATGTACGGCAGGCGATCAATGCCAACTTGGTGTATGTGTTGCTGGTATTCAAATTAATTGTGACGATCTAGAATCTTGCACATTAGATTCTTGCGAGGCAGATAAAGGTTGCGTACATTTGCCAGTTGATGCAACTTGTGTCGATGGAGATGGTTGCACCGCAGAAGATATTTGCAAAGATGGTAAATGTGTAGGCGGTAAACCATTTAATTGCGATGATGGAAATGTTTGCACAGATGATACTTGCGAGACATTTGGTAAGGATGAAATTCATGTTTGTAATCATTTGCCAAATCAAGCGACTTGTACAGACAACGATGTTTGCACATTAGATGATGCCTGTGAGGGTGTTGTTTGCAAATCAAAAGCAGTTGCTATTTGTGATGATAATAATGTTTGTACAGACAATACTTGCGATCCAGCAAATGGTTGTGTTTATTTAGCAAATGTAGCAACTTGTACCGACAATGACGCTTGTACTGTGAATGATTTATGCTCCGAAACTGTTTGTAAATCTGGATTAGTATTAAGTTGTGCAGATAATAATGAATGTACAACTGATCTATGCAAGTCAGAATCAGGTTGTTATTTTGAGAATAACACAAATGTTTGTAGCGATAATAATGTTTGTAGCATTGACGATAAGTGTGAGGCAGGATCATGTATTGCTGGCGCTCAAAAGGTTTGTGATGACGCTAATCTTTGCACCGTTGATTCATGTGATGCTGTAAATGGATGTGCTTCCGTAAATGCTGTTGATGGTACAAAATGTGCTGAAGGCGTCTGTAAAGACGGCTCTTGTGCTTGTGTAAGCGGGTTTGGCTGTGCTTTGCCTGCCTTCGTATATACTGGCGATGTGACTGCTGGTATGTTAGGAGGAATGGGTGGTGGTGTCGGTCCAAAGATGGGTTGCCCTGCTACTGATGTTTTAATCGGTTTAGGTTTTGATTTCAGTAATGGTCAAAAAACAGCCACTAGAACAACTGCCGTTTGTGGTAAAGTTACAATTGAACAAAATGGAACTGTCATAACAACTCAAACAACTACACAAAAATCAGGTGGTTCTGGATGTTTTGGTTGGGATCCTTCAACTCCAACTCCGCTTGTAGTTTGCAAGAGTGGTTGGGCTGTTGTTGGTATTAAAGGCAAAAAACCCGGAGGCACTCTATTCAATTCTGTAAAAGTTGTTTGTGGTAAACTCGATGTTGCTGGCAAACCAACTGGCGAGACAGAAGTTTTAAATGTAGAAGGAACACTAGGCTCAGGTGTTGATCAAGAAGTATTATGCCCAGAAAAAACAATTGCTCGTTATTTTGAGACAAGAGCTGGTTGTGGGCAAGATGCTTTGACTATGTATTGTGCTACTGCAACACCAGATTGTACTGGTCAAGAATTAATTTGTAAGGATTTATAACAATGAAAAAACTGCTCTTAACTCTCTTTTTATTACTATTATCAAATACTGCCAATGCTTGGGAAGCAACAGTTGGGCTTGGTGGCTATGGTAGGATTTTTGACGAAAAGGATCAGTTAGGAGCAGTTTCAAAACATGAAAGTTTAATTCCAGAATTTTCAGGTGGGTTGGCATTGAATGGATCATTTCTGTTTGATGCCAGCCCTTCTTTTAGAATTGGTCCAGATTTAATGCTTGGATACGGCTGGTTGTCTGCCCAAGTAAATGAAAGGTTTGGAACAAGTTTGCAAAATCAAACTATTATTACCTCTCTAAATGTTCAGTATCAAATTTATGATTTTAGAGTTTCTGTAAAGCCCGGCTTTGTTGTCAATACTCTAACCGCTGGATACACAGATAAAATTGACTCTGACACAGGTTTCTCTTCGTCCTTAAGATTTTCAACGGATCTATTTTCATCAGCAAGATTTTTTTTTGAGCCACAGGTTTTATTCTCTCCCTCTGTAGAATCAAAGAATTCTTTTGTTCCATCGTATAGTTTAACTTTGGGCTTTGAAAAAATCTTTTCGCCAAAGAAGGTTCCTGCTCCCGTTGTGGAGAAACCAGTAGAAGTAAAGCCAGCAGTGAAAACACCAGAACCAGTTGTTGAACCTATTAAACTTCCAGAACCAGCAACCCCAGTTAAGCAACCAGATCCACCAGTTAAAGTTGAGGAAACTAAAGTAGAACCTCAATTAAATGTTGAGTCAAAAGGATACTTGGAAAACATATTAAAGGTTCATAAAGTATTAAAATCATCCATTAAAATAATTTATAGTGAAGATAAGATTCTTAAAGAAAAGGCAGAAAAATTAGCAACTTGGTTTGCAGAGCGTGGAGTAAGTAAAGAAGATATTGTTCTAACAAACACGCTTGAAACAAAAGGCATAAGAATAGAAATTCTCAAAAAGTAGGATAATATGTTAAAGAAAATAATACCGCTTTTATTTTTAGTCTCCTGTTCGCAAGAGACAGCAGCGCCCACTATTCAAGGGGGCATTGGCTTTGACATACAGCAAGACACCACCATCATTGTTAAAGATATAGAACAACCAGATGTTATTGAATCAGACACAGAACCAGTGGAAGATACACAGGTAGAAGACGCGGAAAATGACCTAGAAAATACGGAAATAATAGAAGTAGAAGAAGATGCGGTCGAAGATGTTGAGCCTCCTGTAGAGGACACAGAAGAGCCTGAATGTATTGATGAAGACGGCGATGGGTTTGGTGAAAACTGCAACTTTGGTATTGATTGCGATGACTTCAATCCAAACTTTGGAGATGTATGCCCAGATTGCTCAAAGGCTGGAACTATAGGCTGTACTTGTTCTGGCAAGCCTTTATCGTGTTATGAATACGATCCAGCGACAGTAGGAAAAGGCTTGTGTAAAAAAGGTCAGCAATTATGTACAGACGGCTTCTGGAAAGCATGTAGCGGGAGCATTGGACCAGCACCAGAACTCTGCGACTTCAAAGACAACGACTGCGATGGCGAAACAGACGAGGGCGTAAAATCAACTTGTGGTAATTGTGATCTAACTTGTAATCAACAAACTATTGGTTCTGGTGGTAAAGGATGGAATCTAAATAGTGAAAATGCTACAGGGCTTGGTTTGGATCCACAAGGTAATGTAACTCTTGATTTATCAGCGATCTCGCTCAACTTGAAGTTTATTTGGATCGCAAACTCACCAAATAACACTGTATCCAAAGTTGATTGTAAGACCATTACAGAAGTTGGTAGATTCCAAGTTTGCTCAGACCCTTCAAGAACTTCTGTTGACCTTGAGGGAAATGTTTGGGTTGCTTGCCGTGGCGATGGTGCCGTAACAAAAATTATCGCAGATAAAACAAAATGTGCTGATAAAAACGGCAATGGTATTATTGAAACATCGACAAGCTCACAGCCAATAGGCAATGATGAGTGTATCAAGTTTATTGTAAACCCCGGCAAAGGATCTTATGCTAGAGGTGCCGCTGTAGATAAAGAAAATCATGTATGGATAGGTTATTGGAACCAAAAAACAATGGTTCGTCTTAATGCCAACACTGGCGCAACGATGACGGAAATTCCATTGGGTGTATCGCCCTATGGTTTAGTAATTGACCAAAAGGGAATGATCTGGGCGCAAGGTGAGTTCAACACGCTGGTCATGATAGACCCTTTGACACAAGTCGTTACAAAGAATAATACCTTACCACAACTAAAGTTCCCTGCTAGTGCTTACGGGCTTAATGTAGATAAGTATGGTCGTTTGTGGGTTGCTTCGGGCAACAAAGCATCTGTTTATGATCCCAAGACATTACAATGGAAGGTCGTTAACATGAACTGGGGTGGTGGTCGTGGTGTTGCTACATCAAATGATGGTTATACTTATGTCGCCGTAGATGGTTCAGGCGGGGCAGTAAAAATAAATGGCAATGTTGATCCACCACAAGTAGAAGGTTTTATCAAGGGAGCAGGAAGCCCTGTCGGTGCTGCTATTGACTATGATGGTTTTGTTTGGGTCGTAAATCAAGGTGGTTCAAGCGCAACAAAGATGGATCCAAATACAATGTCTGCGGTAGGAACTGTTTCAGTTGGTTCATCTCCATACACATACTCAGACATGACTGGTTATACTCTAAACTACTTTACTGCGCCAAAAGGTCAATACAGCACAGTATTCTTTGGAAGTGTATCATCAAACCCAATAACAACTTCCACAATGAAACAAGTGTGGCAGTCAATTTCAGCAGAAGCGGATCTTCCAGAAGGGACAGCATTGAGGTTTAGATTAAGAGCGGGCAATACAAAAGTAGAACTAGAAAATGCTAAATGGTCTGAGCCTATTGATTTTCCGCCAGAAGTATTTCCTTATGATCTTACCAAGGCAAATATTATCGGCAACATGCTACAAGTTGAAATACAGTTGACAACAAAAGATAAAAAGGTTGCTCCAACTCTAAAATCTATAACGGCGAAGTCCAAACTGATTTAACAAACTATTTATAGTAATGTTAGTTATTTTTAAGCTGAGTTTCTGGATCAGCTTATTGTTCTCTTGTAGACCAGTAGATCCAGTAATAAGCAACAAAATAATTGATTCAGTTGAGTTTCAGGAATCGAGAGGTGTAGCTTCTGTAAGAGATAATGGTTATTGTGTTGGGTTAATGCAGATAGATAGAAGATATTCTCCAATACAAAAACCTTATTTAAAAATTCCTTATCTCAATCGAATCATTGGCGTGCGAATGCTTCGATATTGGCATAAGCAGGCGAGAGGTGATATGAATCATGCTCTTGCGGCCTATAATTGTGGATATGCTGGATTAAATACCACTTGCGGTTCTGGATATGCCAGCGCCGTTTTAAATAGAAATCTTGTTCGTAAGAGAAAGAATCCCGAAAGTTGTTTTATTATGGGAAATATTATTAATTATTATTTCGACAATAAACACTATTTAGTTAAGTGGAGAAATAAATTATGGCATTACCAACAATCACCCCGGCATCAACGACAACAACGGTAAGATTATCATCTTCCGCAACAGCAACAGAAGCTTCAACCGCTTCAAACTATCCGTTCAGCATATACACAACAGATCAATACTTCTTGACTGGAGCGGCGGAGCAAGTTGCCTTTGTTTATAAAATGTTAGGCGGCGATGTATTAGATATTGAATTAAGAAATCAAAATGTATTTTCTGCTTACCAAGCCGCTTGTATGGAATATTCCTACCTTGTAAACATTCATCAAGCAAAGAACTCTCTACCAAATATGCTTGGTGCAACAACAGGAACTTTTGATCATAAGGGTTCTCTTTTGTCTGGTCCAACCGGCTCAAACGTTGCATTAAAGTTTCCAAGATTCCAAGCACAACTACCAAGAAATGTTGCCAAAGGTTTTGGAGCCTCTGTTGGGGTTGGCGGTGATGTTCCTGTTTATTCAGCATCAATTAATTTAACCTCAAGTGTTCAAGATTATGATTTACAAGCAGCAGCAGACGAAGCATTAACTGCTGCTGGAAAATCAAATTTAGTTGGCAAAAGAGCAGTTGTAACAAAAGTTTATTATGTAACTCCAAGAGCTATGTGGAGATTCTTTGCTTATTACGGTGGTATTAATGTCATTGGTAATATGACAACCTATGGTATGTATACCGATGATTCTACGTTTGAAGTCGTTCCCACTTGGCAGAATAAGCTTCAAGCTATGATGTATGAGGATTCAATCTATACAAGAACTTCTCATCACTCTTATGAGATTGTGGACAACAAATTAAGACTATATCCAGTGCCAGCAGTTACAGACGTAACAAAGATGTATTTTAGATTTTACATCGTTCCCGACGCTTGGGAAGCAGGAACTTCAAATGATGGTATTGGTGGCATCAATAACCTAAACACTCTACCTTTCGAGAATATACCCTATACTAACATCAATAGCATAGGAAAGCAATGGATCAGAAGATATGCATTAGCTTTGTCAAAAGAAATGCTTGGTCAAATTCGTGGTAAGTTTGGAGGAAATGTTCCATCTCCAGGAGTTACAATCACTCTTAATGCAACCGCTTTATTAGGTGAAGCCGAGAAAGAAAAGACTGCATTAAGAGATGAATTGGTTAAAGTTCTTGATGAATTAACATATACCAAGATTACAGAAACACAAGCCAGCATAGCCAAGAATGCTGCGGAAACAATGAAATACGCACCACTACCAATCTTTGTAGGATAATTAAATGGCAAAAAAGAATCAGTTTACACAACCAGCAGCTCCTCCGCCTCCGATGTTTATTAACCAACCGGAGAGAGACTTTAATAAACAAATAGTTACAGAGGTCGCTGAAAGAGTTAGTGGTCAACCTATTCTTTATTATCCAATTGATATTGATTCAACAGATTTTCATCCTCTTTATGGTGAAGCAATAACAAAGACATTTCTTCCACCAGTTAGAGTATACGCCTTTGTTGAATTTTCTGGCAAGTACATAGAAACAAAAGTAGATAAGTTTGGTTTAGAAAAAGATACAACGATGACAGTTCATTTCCACAAGAGAAGATTAACAGAAGATCAGGATCTTTATGTTAGAGAAGGTGATTTTATTCTACACAATGGAGTTCTCTACGAGATTGTAAAATTATCCGAACCACCTTCTCCTTATGGTCAAACAGAGAACAGAGTAGAAATAACAGCAACATGTATTAAGAGCAGAAAGGGTCTATTCAACGCACAATAAAGGTATATAAATGGACACATCATATAAACAACAAGACAATCCAACACCAGTTTCTACTTTTGAAACAATTGATATGGCAATGTTTACTTGGTTAAATGAAACTCTTGATGTTCATGCCACAACGAACGAAGGTATTAAGAAAGTTCCTGTTGTTTGGTTTACAAGAGAAAGAGCATTTCAAATTAAAGAAGAAAGAGATAATAGAGATAATAATGGATTTTTAGATTTTCCACAAATTCAATTAGCAAGAACTACAATGGCATTAACAACAAAAGCAGAAAGTCCATTACCAGGGATATTTAGAAAAGGCATAGATTATAAAAATAATCAGTTTGGATTCTGGAGAAAAGTACAACAAGATAAAACAAAAAACTTCGCTAATGCTAAATCACAAAGAGTCTATGGTCAACCAAATTTTAAGTTTAATAATAATGAAATTGTATATGAATGGGTATTTACTCCATATCCATCATATTATGACATAACTTACGAAGTGTCAATGAAGTCAATTTATATACAGCAAATTAATGAAATGATGGCTCCGCTACAAAGAATTATTGTTCCATATAATGCTGGTGTATTTATGTTGAGGTATGGAGGTTTTAAGTATGAAGCCTTTGTTGATAAAGCAATGAATTTTACAACAAACTCTCCAGACATAGGAGAGGCAGAAAAAATTTATGAATCCAAATTTACAGTTAAAGTTTTAGGGTTTACAACGACGAGTGATACTAATCAGACAACTCCAAATACTGTTTACAGAGAGACTCCGGCAAAAGTCAGGATCAATCGTGAGAGAACTATTTTGGGAGATATAAATACAAATGGTGATCCAGATACTCCATATAGAGAATGATTTTGAGATTCTTAAAACTATTTATTAGGAGTTACTCATAGGAGAAAAGTAAATGGCAGTAAAAGCTTTCAAGTTTGCATCCCCAGGCATCTTTTTAAATGAAATAGATCAATCACAAGTTGCAGAATCTCCTGCATCAGTTGGACCAATCATCATTGGTAGAGCAGAAAGAGGGCCAGCAATGCGTCCTGTTACAGTTGCTTCTTACGATGAGTTTGTACAAACGTTTGGTGAACCGGTTGCTGGTGGAGATTCTTCTGGAGATGTTTGGAGAAGTGGTATTCCTTCTGGTCCAACATATGGTGGTTATGCTGCTCAAGCTTGGTTGGCAAACAACCCAACAGTTACATTCGTAAGATTATTAGGAACACAAGCTGATAATCCAGAATCTACAAGTTTAAATAATCAAGGGAAAGCAGGATGGACAGTTGGAAGCCCAACGCCTTCTGCCCCTAAAGGTGCTTATGGATTATTTGTTTTTCCTTCATCATCTGAATCTTCTGTTATAATGGCTGGTTGTTTAGCTGCTGTTTGGTATTGCTCTGGTACTGTTCCAGTGCTCTCTGGTACTTTGTATGGTACGTCATCTCCAAAACAAAATAATGGTATTATGATTAATAGTACTAGTGGTCTTTTTTCTGTATATATGAGTGGAACTTCTGGTCAAGGAGTTGATACAAATACTGTTAAGTATTTCGATTTTAGCCCAACAAGTGATAAATTTGTTAGAAAAGTGTTTAACACAAATCCACAAAATGCAAATACAGATTCTACCTCTGGTCCTTCAAATACAAGTACTTCTTTTTATGGATATTGGTTAGGAGAAACTTTTGAAAATGAATTACCATTTATGGTTATATCGGGGTCTTCTTCTTATCCGCTAAACGGGGTTAATGGCGTATTAACAAATTCTGTTGGTATAATTTTACCAATTAAATTTGAAAATAGATTAGACAAACAAGCAAATGAAAGCAATGCAGCTAGAACAGGCTGGATCATTGGTCAGGGATCTTCTGGAGTTGTAGCTGACTTTTCAGCCAAAAATCAGAAGAAATTATTTAGATTTATTTCTCTTGATTATGGTGATTGGACAAGAAACAATTTAAAAGTAACAATCAATAATATTATTGCTCCACAAAATGATGCGCAAAAATATGGAACATTTGATGTTGAAGTTCGAAGAGTGTATGACACTGATGCAAATAAAATTATTGTAGAAAGTTTTGTCGGTTGTACACTAGATCCTGATTCTCCTAGTTATATCGCAAGAAAAATTGGAGATACATATTACAGTTGGGATGAATCTAATAGAATATTATCTGAAGTTGGGGAGAATCCAAACAATTCTCAATTTATCAGAGTCGAAATGGCTCCTGACTATGTATCAAATGCAGGAGATATTCCGTTCGGCGTATTAGGTCCGCTAAAATATGACATTGCTACTTTCGCTTCTCAGGCGAACGTTACAAATGGTGTTGGATTTGTTTACGGAACTTCAAGTTGTTTCGCACAAACTTCATCAGTCAATTTAACTGCCAGTGGTGGTCCATCAGATCAAGCATTTAGATTTAATTTTCCATCATTAAGAACAAGAGTGTCTTCATCAGAAGATTCTTTAACAACTTACAAATTAGCTGATTGGGGAGCTGCCACCACAAGAGCTGCTTCTTCTATTCTTTATAATGAAGGCGTTAATGATATTTTAAGATTACCATTGACTGGGTCTGGATTTTATACTGGTATGGAAGGTGGTGGCTTATCTTATGCTTGGGCATTTAGCTTAGACGATGTTCGCGTAACCGGTTCACAGCTTACAGGAAGCACTTGGCAAAATAAATATTTTATTTGGACTGCTGGGTCAAAAACAAATTCTGGTATAAATGGTTCTTATACTGCTGTTAGTGGTACATTTGCACAACTTTTAAACACCGAAGGTGTAAATTCTTTCACAACCACTTTCCAAGGTGGTACTGATGGATTTAACGTTATGGAAGGTGAGCCACTAAGAAATTCTGCAATGACAGTCGGATCTTCAACAGATCAAAACAGCTATATCTACAATACATACAGAAGAGCAATTGATACGGTAAGAGATCCAGAATTTGTTCAAGGCAATCTCTTTACCATTCCAGGATTAGCTTATGAGCCATTAACTCTATATGCTGCACAAATGGCAGAAAGTAGAGCAGATGTAATGGCAATTATTGATGCGTCTGGAGTAGGAGCCAATTTAGCTTCTTATGTAACCAAACAAGAAAAAAGTGACAACGCACAAGGAACAGCAACTCCAAGAGTTGCTCCTGTTAGTGATGTTGTTACAAGAATGAAAGCTAGAAATTTAAATACAAGTTATGCTGCAACATATTATCCTTGGGTTCAAATTTCTGATTCTGTAACGGGTAAGATTGTTCCAATTCCATCATCAGTTGTTGCTCTCGGCGCAATGTCCTACAATGATAGTGTTCAAGCCCCTTGGTTTGCTCCAGCAGGATTTAATCGTGGTGGTTTATCAACCGGCAATGCAGGCGTAAACGTTGTTAACATTGTTAAGAAATTAACATCTGCAGAAAGAGATCAACTCTATCCAGTCAACGTTAATCCAATCGCATCATTCCCAAATGAAGGAATTGTAATCTTTGGACAGAAGACACTACAGGCAACTCCATCTGCTCTGGACAGAATTAATGTTCGTAGATTAATGCTCTACATCAAGAGAGGAATTAACATAATCTCAACAAGAGTTCTATTTGAACCAAATGTTCAAGATACTTGGAACAACTTTAAAGATCAAGCAGAACCATTCCTTGCAGATGTAAAAGCAAGATTCGGTTTGACGGATTATAGATTAATTCTAGATGAGACAACAACAACTCCAGATTTAATCGATCAAAATATCTTGTATGCAAAGATTTTCTTGAAACCAACAAAAGCAATCGAATTCATTGCAGTTGACTTCTTTATTACAAAATCAGGAGCTTCATTCAATATTTAATAGGAGAGTAATATATGGCACAGCCACCAGTTAAACCAATTTGGGCAGCAGATGCATCAGGTCTTGATCCAAAAAGATCATATAGATTTATTTTATATCTAAATGAAATTCCATCTTATTTTGTAAAATCAACAGGAGTTCCATCTTTAACAATTAATGATGGTGGAACACATAAGTTCCTTGGACATGAATTTAAGTTTCCTGGTGGTGTGAAATGGGAAGGTGATATTACAATTAAGTTGGTTGATACAATTGACTATAACATGGCTCAAAAGTTCATCGATCACATTAGAAAAGCTGGTTATGTTTATCCATCTAATTTCAGTGAATCATCAACGAGTCCAGAATTCTATAAGAAAACAATTTCAAAAGCAAAGTTTCCCTTCAAGCAAATTAAAATACAAAGATTAAATTCCGAGGGTTCAACTTTTGAAACATGGGTTCTTAATAATCCTTGGATTTCTAAAGTTGATTTTGGAACTGCAAGTTATGATGACGAAAAACTACTCGAAGTTTCTGTAACCTTTAAGTATGACTGGGCAGAACTAAGAGAAGGCGATTCAGGAAACCCACCAGCATTCCCAAAATAATAGGAGGTAAGAATGCCCCTATTTTCTAATAAAAGTTCATTAACAAATGGTAAACAGGCTCAACAAGTATATCGTTTTTTGTTGAGAATAAAAGGCATTGATGCTGCTTTAATACAAGATGTTACTGCTCCATCCTTTTCAATTGGAACAGAAACTGTTAGTATGTTAGAGTATAAATTCAAGTATCCAACTAAACTAGATTGGAATGGTGAAGTTACATTTAACATAATACAAATTATTGATGATGATTTAATAACTTCCACTCTTGGATATTTTATGCAGAAGATATATAATTCAAGTTACTATGCAAGTCCGATGGGCATAGGAACTGGGGATAGAGATCTAGTTCTTCCAAATGCATTATTTACTATAAGAGAAAATATTTCCAACTTTGCTAATAATGGTCCAAATAATGGTTATTCTAGAAGACCATCGGAAGGAACTGTATTAGATTTATCAAAACAAAAACTTTCTTATTCTTTGGGAACTGTTGAAATAAGATCATTGGATACAGAAGGAAAAACTTATGAAAGTTGGAAATTAAATAATGCATTCATAACAAGTGTTACACCAGATAATTTTAGTTACGGCAGTGAAACAATATCTAAAATTTCTGTGAAAGTAAGTTATGATTGGGCATCCTATGGCTTTAGAGGTGTTTATGCCGAAGAAGATGCTGTTTCAAGAATACTAGGGGTATTCTAATAAGAGGTAAAAATGAGTAATGTGAATAAATTTGGATTACCAAATAACTTTGGTAATCAGCAACCTTTTTCAAGACCAGCCGGGTTCTACCAAGTTCCAACTGATTTTGTAGAACTACCATCTCAGGGAAAATTTTATTCAAAAGATTCTCCTTTGTACGGTTTAGAAAAATTAGAAATTAAATATATGACAGCGAGAGAAGAAGATTTATTGGTTTCTCCATCGTTAAAAAAAGAAGGGGTTGCTATTGATAGAGTAATAGAATCATTATTAGTAGATAAAAATATTAGAACAAATGATTTATTAGTTGGAGATAAAACAGCAATATTAATTAATGCAAGAAAGAATGCTTATGGAGCAGAATACAAATTTCCGTTTGTTTGTACAAAATGTGGTCACTTAAACGAACAAGAAGAATCCTTAGAGAATGTTAAATCTAAAGAAATAAAAGAAGATGAATTTAGCAAAATTACAGAAAATGGAACAATTTTAATAACTCTTCCAAAGTCTAAAGCTACAGTTGAATTAAAAATTTTAACGAGCGAAGACGAGCAAATGATTACCAAGGCGATAGAAAAAAGATCAAAAAATAATCTACCACCAGAATCCCTGTTAACAAGATATCGCCAGATGTTTGTATCTGTAAATGGAGATACGGACATAGAATTTATTGTTAGTTTTATTGCAAATATGCCAATTGCAGACTCTGCTTTCCTAAAGAAAAGATATGTAATGTTAACTCCAGATGTTGAATTTAAATATTCAAAACATTGTTCAGAATGTTCTACTCTGAATGAAGGAGAAGTGCCTATTTTGGCGAACTTTTTTTGGCCGGACTTATGATTTTATGTATCTTCCTACTGAATATATAAATGCTCTCTATGAAAAAATTTATTATATGAAAACATATATGAATTGGTCTTTTGAAGAAGTATATATTTTACCAATTGTTCTTAGAAATTGGTTTTTTCAAAAATGGATAGAAGAAAAATCAAAAAATTTAGAAAGAGAATAATTAATAATAGAGGGATAAATAATGGCAACTCCACCAGCAACTCCACCAGCAACCGGTAGTGAATTAGCAGATACAATTGTTGATTTTGTTAAAAGCGTTCTTAGTAAAGCTACTGTAACTGCAACAGAAGGATATGGTGATGCTATACAAAAAGCAGGTGCGGGCGCTCAAACACTTATACCATTAACAGATGCTCTTGAAAAATTTAGTGAAGCAAGCAACGCCGGAGCGATAAGTCTTGCTACAACAACTTTAAAATTAAAATTATTTGCAGATGCTGTTGAGACTAATTTACCAAAGTTTGGAAAAGAAGCTGCTTTAGAAATTAGAAATTTAAGCGCAGGAATCAATACTTTAGCGGCTGTTACAGAAAAAGAAACAAAAATTATTGCATCATTAGGTGAACTGGTAACTGGTAAATTTGGAACTGCGTTTAAAAATCTTGCTCCCCTCATGACTGCCGCTGCTCAATCTGCTCAAGAGTTTGAAGTCAGAATGAACAAACTTGGTCAAGAAGAACAAGTAATTACAAACCTTAGAAAACAAGCAGATGAATTAAAAATGATGGGGATTTCTTATACGTCGCTTAAAGATGCAGCAGCGGAAGCTGTGGCTCAAATTAATTCATCTATAAAAGTAAATCAGGAATCTACAACTTCTTTTGATAATAATAGAAAGTCTATCCAAGAATTGTTGGCATTTAATAAAAAATTTGGAATTGAGATGGGAGAATCAGCAAAGGTTGTTAATTTAGTTAATGACGCTTTTGGAGAAGGAGTTGTCGGAGCAAATAAATTTTCTGATTCTATTATTAGATTTGCCCAGAAAACAGGGCAAGATGCAAGCAAGGTTTTTCAAGCGTTTAATGGTCAATTAGATTATTTTGCAACAATGTCCTCAGAGAGAGCATTGCAAGCCTTTTCTAGTTTAGAAGCATATGCAAAAAGAACTGGTGTTGAATATTCAAAAGTAATAAGCAACATGCAAGAGTTTGATGACATTGCATCTGGTTATGAAAAGATAGGAAAAATAAATAGACTTCTTATGCAATTTGGCGCTTCAATAGATCCACAAGCGTTTCTTGAAGCAAGTCCAGAAGAAAAACAAAAATTACTATCAGAAGCAATGGCAAAAGCGGGAGAAACTTATGGAACATTTACGTCAGAAACAGCAAAAAGACAAATAGCATCTCAATTTGCTGGTCTTCTAGGAACGTCAGTTCAAGACGCGGCTGCAACTTTATCAGGTAATCAGGAATATATTAGAGCAAAAACAGCTGCTTTGGAGACAAAACCAACATTAGAATCTTATACGTCAGAAGATAGACAAAAATTAGCAGTAAGTCTATCCACAACAAAAGACCTACAAGAGGTAAGAGATGCTTTATTCGAGACAACTGAAGCAGTTAAGTATTTGGCAGACGGAATGAGAAGAGAACAACAGATGAATATTAACCAAGTTTCTCAAGTATATAAAATGATAGGTGGTTTAGATGGACTTTTAGACAAAATTGCAAGGAGAAATGTTGAAGGAGTTGCAAAAATATCAGGTGAATCCATAAAGGCATTTGGTAGTGCAGTGGGAGATGTGTTAAATACTCCTATTAGAGATATGACTGATGCAACAAAAATGTCCGCCAAAGCAAGCGAAGTTGTTGCAAATATGCTACCTAAGCTTGGTAAAATTCTCGCGGGTGAAAGCGTTCAAAGCGCAACAACAGGTCAATAAGGATAAAAATATATGGCATTAGAATTTGATATAGAAAAAATAATAGGTCAAGATACATCCAGCAAATTTGCTCCAAATTATGAAAATAATATTCGGAATAAAATGCTCGGATATAACATTGTTTTTAAATTTCCAAACAATAATAATCCTGAAGAAAATTCTGTATCATTCCCTGCTTATACCAGCAAAGTAGACGATAGTTACAATACCAATTTTAATTCGGAAAAAGTTTACGGTAGAATGGATCCAATACCAGTATACCAAGGAACATCAAGAACAATATCATTTGATCTTTCAATCCCATCAAATGGCCTTGCTCACTCCCAGGAAATTGCAAAAAAATTAAATATATTAGTTAAAAATACATATCCAATATATCAGAAATATAGTGATACAACAAATATAATAGCATCTCCTCCATTAGTTGCAGTTTTTTTCTCTAATCTGATATACGATTCAAAGGATAAAACTTATTTGTTGGGTTATTTTGAAAGAGGTTTGTCAATATCACACGATTTAACAAAAGGTGTTTTTGCTAGAGGAAATGGATTTGAAGTATATCCGAAACTTTATTCTCTTAATTTTTCGTTGACAGTTTTACACAGTTTTTTACCAGGCTATGTTAAATCAGCAAACGGAAACGAACCCGTAACAAATCCCATTAATATATTACAGGCGGTTAGATAATGGCAATATCTAGATATAGAAAAACAGATAAAACAAAAAATATCGATGAAGACTATAAGAAAGTTTTTTCTAGTAGATTTGGTCCAACTGGTCTTGTTCAATATACGACAACCACAATAAAACAACCAACTGATGAAGAATTATTAAACGTTACTTATGCAACAGAAACATGGGCGTTAGGTAAAAGATTATACAAGCTTTCATTTAAATATTATGGTGACTCACAATATTGGTGGTTAATAGCATTGTTTAATAAATTAGGAACAGAAGCAGATTTAAAAGTTGGTGATACTGTCAATATACCTTTACCACTTGATATCGTATTAAATTTATATGGATTTTAAATATGAGCAATTCCCTTAACATATATTTTCCAGTAGGTAATTTAAATCATCAAGGTTGGTTAACGGACTTTATTACTCCT